ATCGCAACAACAAGCCCCGAGCCCCGCTGTAATCCCGCATTTGGTGCATAAGCTTTTGATTTTTATTGATTTTCGTCCCGCCCCCCGCGCACCACGCACCAACGCCGCTCAACTGCGGCGAACACTGCTCAAGCCCGCTTCCTGTAGGGACGGCCCGTTTGCAAACGGATTGGGGGATTCCCCGCAAGTGGGTGCGTCCGGAGGTTAAAACCGCCTCGTTTATAATGTCCGGCTTCGCTTACATCACGGGTTGAGCGAACCATGTGCGGTCCCCAGCGGCCAGGCGCATGTGATGTAAGCCCTTGAAATCTGAGGTGCCGCGCGGCCGACTGGCTTTGGCTCGCGTTGCACCGTGACTTTTGCGCAATACGGTGCGGGCTGTACAGCAGCCGGCACGGTCCAATCCCTCATAGGAACAAACATGGCCGTTACTGTTGAAACCCTTGAAAAGCTCGAGCGCAAGATCACGCTGAGCCTGCCCCTGAACTCCATCCAGAGCGAAGTCGAGAACCGCCTCAAGCAAGTGGCGCGCACCGTGAAGATGGACGGCTTCCGTCCCGGCAAGGTGCCGATGAGCGTGGTGGCCCAGCGTTATGGCTATTCGGTGCAGTATGAAGTGCTCAACGACAAGGTCGGCGAGGCTTTCGCACAGGCTGTCAACGAAGCCAAGCTGCGCGTGGCTGGCCAGCCCCGCATCTCCGAAAAGGAAGGCGCTCCCGAGGGCGAGGCCCAGTTCGAAGCCATCTTCGAAGTGATGCCTGAAGTCAAGATCGGTGACCTGACCTCGGCCGAAGTCGAGAAGCTGACGGCCGAAGTGGACGACGCCGCCATCGACAAGACCGTGGACATCCTGCGCAAGCAGCGCCGCACCTTCGCGCAGCGCGCCCAGGCCGATGTGGCCGTGGACGGCGACCGCGTGACCGTGGACTTCGAAGGCAAGATCGACGGCGAGACCTTCTCCGGCGGCAAGGCCGAAGACTTCCAGTTCCTGGTCGGCGAAGGCCAGATGCTCAAGGAATTCGAAGATGCAGTGCGCGGCATGAAGGCCGGCGAGTCCAAGACCTTCCCCCTGGCTTTCCCCGCCGACTACCACGGCAAGGACGTGGCCGGCAAGACTGCCGACTTCCTGGTGACGGTCAAGAAGATCGAGGCCGCCAACCTGCCCGAAGTGGACGAGGCTTTTGCCAAGGCCCTGGGCGTGGCTGAAGGCACGGTCGAAGGCCTGCGCGCCGACATCAAGAAGAACCTGGAGCGTGAAGTCAAGTTCCGCGTCCAGGGCCGCAACAAGCAGGCCGTGATGGACGCGCTGGTGTCCAAGGCCGAGCTGGAACTGCCCAAGGCCTCGGTGCAGGCTGAAGTCGCCCGTCTGCTGGAAGGCGCTCGCGCCGAGCTGCAGCAGCGCGGCATCAAGGACGCCGACAAGGCCGAGATCCCTGAAGACGTGTTCCTGCCCCAAGCCGAGCGCCGCGTGCGCCTGGGCCTGGTGGTGGCCGAGCTGGTGCGCGCCAACGAGCTGCACGCCACCCCCGAGCAGATCAAGGCCCACGTGGAAGAGCTGGCCGCCAGCTACGAAAAGCCCGAAGACGTGGCACGCTGGTACTTCGGCGACCGCCAACGCCTGGCTGAAGTCGAAGCTGTTGTCATCGAAAACAACGTGACCGAGTTCGTGCTGGGCAAGGCCAAGGTCTCCGACAAGGCCGTGTCCTTCGACGAACTGATGGGCCAGGCCTGAGGGTTTGAGCACCGCCTGCCTGCCGCTTCGTGAGATCGGCGGGCGGGTTGGCATCTGCGGGGCTTGTGCTTTGGCGCACAAGCCCCATTTTCTTTCCGGATACGGCTAAAGTAGCCCCCTAGTACTGGAGAAAACATGAGCGCATTGGAAACTCAGGGTTTGGGCATGATCCCAATGGTCATCGAACAGTCCGGCCGCGGAGAGCGGTCGTACGACATCTACTCGCGCCTGCTCAAGGACCGGGTGATCTTCCTGGTGGGCCCTGTCAATGACCAGACGGCCAACCTCGTCGTGGCCCAGCTGCTGTTCCTTGAAAGCGAAAACCCCGACAAGGACATTTCGTTCTACATCAACAGCCCCGGCGGCTCCGTGAGCGCCGGCCTGGCCATCTTCGACACGATGAACTTCATCAAGCCCGATGTGTCCACGCTGTGCACCGGCATTGCAGCCAGCATGGGTGCCTTCCTGCTGGCCGCTGGCACCAAGGGCAAGCGCTTTGCGCTGCCCAATTCCCAGGTCATGATCCACCAGCCGCTGGGCGGCATGCAGGGCCAGGCCACCGAGATCGAGATCCACGCCCGCGAGATCCTCAAAACCCGCGAGCGCCTGAACAAGATCCTGGCCGAGCGCACGGGCCAACCGCTGGAAAAGATCCAGCACGACACCGAGCGCGACTACTTTCTGTCCGCCGACGAAGCCAAGGACTACGGCCTGGTCGATCAGGTGATCAACAAGCGCTCCTGAAGCCCGGAGGCTGTATGAGAATGGGCGGCGTTTTCCCCCTACGGAAAACGCCGCTTTCCATTTGGTTATCATCCTTTTCCATATTTCTGTAACAAGGCACCGACCCCATGGCCGAGAAAAAAGGCTCCTCCAGCGAAAAAAACCTTTATTGCACCTTCTGTGGCAAGAGCCAGCATGAGGTCAAGAAGCTGATCGCGGGTCCGTCAGTCTTTATCTGCGACGAGTGCATCGATCTCTGCAACGAGATCATCCGCGACGAGCAGCCCAGCACCGAGGCCAAGGACGGCCGAGGCGACCTGCCCACGCCCGCCGAAATCAAGGCCAACCTGGACAACTACGTGATCGGCCAGGACCTGCCCAAGCGCACGCTGGCTGTCGCCGTATACAACCACTACAAGCGCCTGCGTCACAAGGACAAGGCTGGCAAGGACGAGATTGAGCTGGCCAAGAGCAACATCCTGCTCATCGGTCCCACGGGCTCCGGCAAGACGCTGCTGGCGCAGACGCTGGCGCGCATGCTCAACGTTCCCTTCGTCATGGCCGATGCCACCACGCTGACCGAGGCCGGCTACGTGGGCGAGGACGTCGAGAACATCATCCAGAAGCTGCTGCAAAGCTGCGAATACGACGTCGAGCGTGCGCAGCGCGGCATCGTCTACATCGACGAGATCGACAAGATCTCGCGCAAGTCCGACAACCCCAGCATCACGCGTGACGTGTCGGGCGAGGGCGTGCAGCAGGCCCTGCTCAAGCTCATCGAAGGCACCATGGCCAGCGTGCCCCCGCAAGGTGGCCGCAAGCATCCGAACCAGGACTTCCTGCAGATCGACACGACCAACATCCTGTTCATCTGCGGTGGCGCGTTCGCGGGCCTGGAGAAGGTCATCGAGAACCGTACCGAGGCGTCGGGCATCGGCTTTGGCGCCACGGTCAAGAGCAAGAAGCAGCGCTCCATCTCGGAAGTGTTCCAGGAGATCGAGCCTGAAGACCTGATCAAGTTCGGCATCATCCCCGAGCTGGTCGGCCGCATGCCCGTGGTCACGGCCCTGGCCGAACTGGGCGAAGACGCCCTGGTGCAGATCCTGACCGAGCCCAAGAACGCCCTGGTCAAGCAGTACAGCAAGCTGCTGGCCATGGAAGGCGTGGAGCTGGAGATCCGGCCCGCCGCGCTCAAGGCCATCGCCCGCAAGGCGCTGGCGCGCAAGACGGGTGCCCGTGGCCTGCGCTCCATCCTGGAGCAATCGCTGATCGGCACCATGTACGAACTGCCCAATGCCGACAATGTCGAGAAGGTGGTGGTGGACGAGTCCACCATCGAAGACGGAAAAGCACCGCTGCTGGTTTACCGCGAGGCGGCCAAGAAAGCCTGATGCGCCGCTGCCTGCAAAGGTCCGGCAGCGCAAGTCCCTGTGGCCCGAAATCCTTTCGGGCTGCGGGGTTGAAATACACCGGTGGGCGGACCATCTTCCGCTGACAAACCGAGGATTCCCATGTCAGGACATACCCCTTTGCCTTCCACCCCCCTAGACCTGGCGCTGCTGCCGCTGCGCGATGTGGTCGTGTTCCCCCACATGGTGATCCCGCTGTTCGTGGGCCGCGCCAAGAGCATCAAGGCGCTGGAGCTGGCCATGGAGGGCGACCGCCGCATCATGCTGGTGGCCCAGAAGACCGCCTCCAAGGACGAGCCCACGGCGGCCGACATGTTCGACGTCGGCTGCGTCTCCACCATCTTGCAGATGCTCAAGCTTCCCGACGGCACGGTCAAGGTGCTGGTCGAAGGCCAGCAGCGCGCGCTGGTCAAGCAGGTCATGGATGAAGAGACCCACTTCGTGGGCTCCGTCGTGCCCGTGGCGCCCGAGGCCGAAACCCACAAGCCCAGCGAGATCGAAGCCCTGCGCCGCGCCGTGACGCAGCAGTTCGACCAGTACGTCAAGCTCAACAAGAAGATCCCGCCCGAGATCCTCACCTCCATCGCCAGCATCGACGATGCCGGCCGCCTGGCCGACACCATCGCCGCGCACCTGCCGCTCAAGCTCGAGAACAAGCAGGCCGTGCTCGACCTGGTGGACATCAAGGAGCGCCTGGAAAACCTGTTCGAGCAGCTGGACCGGGAGGTCGACATCCTCAATGTCGACAAGCGCATCCGTGGTCGCGTCAAGCGCCAGATGGAAAAGAACCAGCGCGACTTCTATTTGAACGAGCAGGTCAAGGCCATCCAGAAGGAGCTGGGCGAGGGCGAGGACGGCGCCGACATCGAAGAGATCGAAAAGAAGATCAAGCTCGCTCGCATGCCTGCCGAGGCGCGCAAGAAGGCCGAGGCCGAGCTCAAGAAGCTCAAGCTCATGTCGCCCATGTCGGCCGAAGCCACCGTGGTGCGCAACTACATCGATGTGCTCACGGGCCTGCCCTGGAGCAAGAAGACCAAGATCAAGCACGACCTGGCCAATGCCGAGGAGGTGCTCAATGCCGACCACTTCGGCCTTGAAAAGGTCAAGGACCGCATCCTTGAATATCTTGCCGTGCAGCAGCGCGTGGACAAGGTCAAGGCGCCCATCCTGTGCCTGGTCGGTCCTCCGGGCGTGGGCAAGACCTCGCTGGGTCAGTCCATCGCCAAGGCCACGGGCCGCAAGTACGTCCGCATGGCGCTGGGCGGCATGCGTGACGAGGCGGAAATCCGCGGCCACCGCCGCACCTACATCGGCGCCATGCCGGGCAAGGTGCTGCAAAGCCTGGACAAGGTCGGCACGCGCAACCCGCTGTTCCTCCTGGACGAAATCGACAAGCTCGGCATGGACTTCCGTGGCGATCCGTCGAGCGCCCTGCTGGAAGTGCTGGACCCCGAGCAGAACCACACCTTCGGCGATCACTACGTCGAAGTGGACTTCGACCTCAGCGACGTGATGTTCGTGGCGACCTCCAACTCCATGAATATCCCGCCCGCGCTGCTGGACCGCATGGAAGTGATCCGCCTGTCGGGTTACACCGAGGACGAAAAGGTCAACATCGCCATCCGCTACCTGCTGCCCAAGCAGATCACCAACAACGGTGTGAAGGAAGGCGAGATGCGGGTGGAGGAATCCGCCATCCGCGACATCGTGCGCTACTACACGCGAGAGGCCGGCGTGCGTTCGCTGGAGCGCGAGCTGTCCAAGATCTGCCGCAAGGTCGTCAAGGGCCTGCAGCTCAAGAAGCTGGAGCCCACCGTCGTCGTCACTGCCGACAACCTGCCTGACTACCTGGGTGTTCGCAAGTACACCTATGGCCGTGCCGAACTGAACAACCAGATCGGCCAGGTCGTGGGTCTTGCCTGGACCGAGGTCGGCGGCGATCTGCTGACCATCGAGGCCGCCATCATGCCCGGCAAGGGCGTGATCTCGCGCACCGGCTCGCTGGGCGACGTGATGAAGGAATCGGTCGAAGCCGCGCGCACCGTGGTGCGCAGCCGCTCGCGCATGCTGGGCATCAAGGACGAGGCCTTCGAGAAGAAGGACATCCACGTGCACGTGCCCGATGGCGCCACCCCCAAGGACGGCCCCAGCGCGGGTGCGGCCATGACGACGGCCTTCGTCTCTGCGCTGACGGGTATCCCGGTGCGTGCCGATGTCGCCATGACTGGTGAAATCACGCTGCGCGGTGAGGTCACCGCCATCGGCGGCCTCAAGGAAAAGCTGCTGGCGGCCCTGCGTGGCGGCATCAAGACGGTGCTGATCCCCGAAGAGAACGTCAAGGATCTCCAGGAGATCCCCGACAACGTCAAGAGCGGCTTGGAAATCATCCCCGTCAAGTGGATCGACCAGGTCCTCAAGGTGGCGCTGGAACGCGTGCCAGAGCCTCTGTCCGACGAGGAGGCCGCCGCCGTGGCCCCGGCGGAAACCAAGGCTGTGGAGCCTGCAGTCAAGCACTGAAGATGAAAAAATGTAGCGTTTTTCCTGAACCCTCCAAGAACTACGCTACAATTCATCCCATCGCAGCAAACGACGTTGTAGAATGTCAGGCTTCGATAGAAATGCGGGAATAGCTCAGTTGGTAGAGCGCAACCTTGCCAAGGTTGAGGTCGACGGTTCGAACCCGTTTTCCCGCTCCAGATTATGAACATGCTTTCGGGGGTGTTCGGTTCTGGTGGCGGTTGGCTGCCAGAATGGATGATTCAAGCGGGAATAGCTCAGTTGGTAGAGCGCAACCTTGCCAAGGTTGAGGTCGACGGTTCGAACCCGTTTTCCCGCTCCAGTTTTGAATGTGCCTTGTGTACGTTCGATTCAGGTGACGGGTAGTTGCTTGAATGTTTGCGGGAATAGCTCAGTTGGTAGAGCGCAACCTTGCCAAGGTTGAGGTCGACGGTTCGAACCCGTTTTCCCGCTCCAGTTTTAGAAACTGCAGCAATGCTGTAGTTGTTTGATAGTGATCTTGGCGCGATAGCAAAGCGGTTATGCCCCGGATTGCAAATCCGGTTAGACCAGTTCGACTCTGGTTCGCGCCTCCAAAAATTCATTGCGAAAACAGTTCAAAAGGCCCTTCGGGGCCTTTTTCTTTTTCTGCGTCAGGATCATTGCTTGTCCTTGCTGTCTGGTTCGAGCCAGCACCGTGCCCGGTCAAGCTCCATCTCTCCCTCTCTCTAAAGTTTCGGCACTCTGCGAGTGGTTCAGGGCTTGTTCTTCTGTGACATGAAGAGAATTCCATTCTGTAATTCATTGCCAGTTCGGTGAATTATTTTGTTTCCAATTGTTCTGCCTGGATCATCGCCACGAGCGTGCTTATTGGAAGTTGATTGGAAAATTGCAAAAAAGTGCAAATGGCTTGCCATTGGCAGTGGATTCAATTGGCCGGTCGTGGATATGATGCGCGCTTCATTCATCGGGAGGGATTATGAAGATCAAGCTATTGACGGCGATTGTTGCCAGCGGCGTGGTGCTGGCGGGTTGTAAAACCATGGAGTCCGCTGATGTGGGCGGGCTGCTGGATTCGGGCTCCACGGCCATGAAGGCCATGACACTCACGGATGACGATGTGGTCACGCTGTCCAACGACTCCTGCGCAGCCATGGATGCGCAGAACAAGGTGGCCGATGCCAAGAGCAAGTACACGGTGCGGCTGAACAAGGTCATTGCCAGCATGCCGCAGGCCGTCAATGGGAAAAAAGCCGTTTACAAGGTCTATATGACGCAGGACGTGAATGCCTGGGCCATGGCCAATGGCTGCATTCGCGTCTACAGCGGCCTGATGGATCTGATGAACGACGATGAATTGCGTGGCGTGATTGGCCATGAGATCGGGCATGTGGCGCTGGGTCATAGCAAGAAGCGCATGCAAACGGCCTATGCGGCATCGGCTGCGCGCTCGATTGCAGCCAATAGCGGCAATTCGGCGCTGGCCTCGCTGTCGCGCTCGCAGGCCGGAGATCTGGGTGAGAAGTTCATCAACGCCCAGTTCTCCCAGTCCCAGGAGTCGGCGGCTGATGACTATTCCTTTGACCTGCTCACGGAAAAGAAGATGAGTCGCCAGGGCCTGGTCACATCGTTCCAGAAGCTGGCCAAGCTCAGCGGTGGCAGTGGCGGCAGCTCCATCCTGAGCTCTCACCCCCCGTCTGAACAGCGCGCCAAGCGCATGCAGGACCGCATCGACGGCAAGTAAGCGACGGCATGGAGCGGGCTGCTGTGCGGGTGGGCATTGATCCGCTTCGACGTGGATTTTTTCCGGACTTGGTCCGGAGTGCCGGAAATCTGCGCTAGAATTAAAGTCTGCTCTGTGAGGCGCACAGCTTGACAGATATGCGGGAATAGCTCAGTTGGTAGAGCGCAACCTTGCCAAGGTTGAGGTCGACGGTTCGAACCCGTTTTCCCGCTCCAATTCAGAAAAAAGGGAAGCGGTAACGCTTCCCTTTTTCGTTGGTGCTGCAGTTCGCAGGCAGGATCAGCTTGCGTTGGCCTGTGACGCTGCGGCGCAGGGCCCCGATGGTGAAATTGGTAGACACTGCGGACTTAAAATCCGCCGCTTCCGAACAGGGGCGTGCCGGTTCGATCCCGGCTCGGGGCACCATGAGCTATGTGCAGCAAGCACATGCAGCTACGATTTAAGTAGCAAATAGGCGACTTGAAAGACGGTGCTGTTCCGCAATTTTCGGCGTTGTTCCGCAATTCACATCGCCGGCTTCACGCGCTTCCCAACCTTGTGCCTCACATATTCGGCCGTCATGCCCTCGGTGGTATGGCCCAAAAGCGCCTGTGCCTGGCGGATGCCGGCATCGTCGTCCACGGCTGTGGCAGCTGTGGCGCGCAGGTCCCGGAACTGGAACGCATCCTTGTCGATGCCTGCAGCGTCGCGCGCCGCATCGAAGCGGGTGCGGAACATGGCATTCGTCAGGGGCTGCCCCTTCTCGTTGACCAGAAGTTGCATGGCGTAGGTCTTGAACTGGGCCTTGTATGCTCGGATTTCCTCGATCAATGCGGCCAGCGCGCCGGTCAACTCGATCCGCAGCTTTGCAGCGGTCTTGCCTTGGGTGACGTGCAGGAATCCCCCTGCGATGTGGCTCTCACTCATCTTGAGCACGTCTGCAGGGCGTTGGCCGGTGTGCCTGGCCAGCAGCAGCGCGAACCTCAGCGGCCCGCCGGCGTGCTCCAGCACCCGCTGCATCGCATCCGCCTCGATCACAGTATCCCGACCAGACTCCTTGTAGCTTCTGACGCCAGAGCAAGGATTCGTCGCCGCCGTCTTCCCCTGTTCGCGGGCGAAGTTCCACATGTGCGAGAAGAGTGCTTTTTCCCGGTTCGCCCGTACATGTCCGGCCTGAGCAGGGATTTCTTCCTCAGGGAGTCCTTTCTTTTTGCGCTCTGCGTTCTTTTCGGCGGCGGCCTTTCTCGTCTCCACCACCCGCCAGTCCATGTACTGACGGATGTGGATTGGCTCAATTCCGTCCAGCGGCGCTGGCGGATCGCCAAAGAAGCGCAGGAGCCAGGCCAATTCCTTCTCGTTGTCCCGCTGCGTTCGCGGCGCCTTGGTTGGGAGCACCTTCGCCCGGTACTCCCGTGCCAGATCCACGAAGGTGTACTGGGCTAGGGGGTGGTGCATTGACTCGGTTAGCGCCGCCCACTTCTGGATCGCAGCGATGTAATCCGAGCCGAGCGGGATTTCCTTGCGTGGCTTGCCGCCGGTGTCCAGGTAATAGTGGACCTTCTTGCCGCGCACGCGCGCCCGCATTCCCTTGGGCAAATTGGTCCATCGGCTCGGCTTTCTTCCCATATCAGTGTGCCCCCACTACGCGCGGCATCCAGCGGCGCGGCGTTTGTTCCTGGCTTTCCTTGCGGCCTTCGATGGCTCCGCGTGTGACTACGGCATGCCCAGTCGCGTTCACGCGGAATGGTATTCCTTCGGATTTCAGCCATTCAATCTGCCGGGACTTGTGCCGGCGGCCAGTGAGTTGCCGCAGCTGCTCATCGGTGAGGAAGAGGTTTTCGGACATTCAGTCCTCCAAAGAAAAAGCCCCGACTAGCGGGGCTGGGGTTGGTCAGGATGTGATCTGCTCCAGCGCCATTTCGCCGAGCTTGCTCAGGGTGAGCGGCTTTCTCTGGATGGCGGCCTTCTTGTTCGGCGTGACAGTCATTTGGCTGTCGATCACCGCTATCTCTCCTGTATCCGACCTGTCTTCGCCCACCCAATACAAATAGCCGTTGGCCTTGACTCCGATGGAATCGAGATGGCGAAGCAGCCACGTCATCCATTCGTCATAGCTGTAGAACTTCTCGCCCTCATCCCAGACGATGTACTGCAAGTCTTCCGATGGCACCCACTGGAGATAGCTGCTTGGCCGCTGTCCCTGGATCAGATCGGGGTCTTCGTTGAACTGCAGCAGAGTCTTGGCCTCTTGCATGGTCAGCGCGCGGCTGAGCGCCAGGGCGCCGGAGAATCGTGTCGTGTATCCCATGTCATCCCCTCAAATGAAAAAGCCCGCAGGTGCGGGCTCTGGTTGCTGTGTGCGCTCGGCTATTCGCTCAGCCTTGCGCTCGTAGTCCTGTGACGGACTGCTGGTTCCGATGGCTTGCCAGTTGATGGGGGAGGCGTTGTCAGCCCACCTCTTCGGCCAGTCGCGGCGGTCTACCCTGTCGCGGGCTCGCTTGCTCATGGCTGCTTCTCCTGGATGCGTGTTTGAAGCTCGGCGGCAAGTCGTTGATGCCACTTCTGCGCAGCCTCATCGTTTGCGAAGACGACATGGAAGTTCATGTCCGGCACAACTGCGCCGATGACCATGGCGATGATGAAGCAGGCGCCGATGACGGCTAGGAATTGGGTCATGGCTTGTCCTTCATGGCTCGGATGGCTGCATCAGCGCAATCCCAGACCTGGTGCTTTGGCTCCACGTCTTCGAGCGCGTGATCGCACCGGTCCTCATGCTCTCGCATGACATCCCAGATCGCGCGGGCGACATCTGAGCGCAGGCGCAGACGGTCGTCATTGCTCAGCGGCAGCGGCTTGCGCGCCTCCAGCTCATCCGTCTCGGCGCGCTTGAGGATGCTGTTCTCGGAGGCGAGGTCCAGGGCGTCCATCTCCAGCTTGTGGATACGCGCGTTCTTACTCGCCTCCAGCTCTGCCAGTTGCTGGGTGGCCTGAGCATGCATCTGGGCCTGCATGCGGTGCTGCTGGGCCAGTTGGTCGGCGCGGAGCTTGTGCTCTGCCGTGGCGCGGGCCTCGGCCACGAGCTTCTCTTCCATCTCAGCGATGCGGGCGTATGGGTCGAAGGTATCCGGCCTCTTGCCGTCTGAGTAGCGCTCGGTGATGGCGCGGATTTCTGGGTGGTGCTGGATGCTGCCCAGGGCCAGCTCTGCTGTCATGTGCGGCTTGCTGGCGTGGTGTACGGCCCAGCGCTCCACAAACTCCAGCGTCTCGCGCATGGCTTCGATCTCCGTCTGCTGTTGCCGCAACGCGGCTGCAGCCTTGAGCATGTCCGCTACAGACGTCCATTCATGCTCCAGATTTGACGCCAGGCGCTCCGCTTCGGAGGGTGTTGGTGATGTGGTCATGGTTTGTGCCTTCGGATCAGTTGTTTGGCTTCATGCATGGCGTTGTCGATGGAGCTGCCGTCCACGTACCGAGTTATCTGGCGCATTCCGCTGGTGTAGTCGGTGATTTGGGCCAGCAGCCGCAGGGCCGTGGCCAGGGCTTCGTTCGCAGCAGCAGCAGGAAGCTGGGGCGTGCATTTCCCCAGGCATTTGCCTTCTTCAATGCAGTCGCCGCCAGCTTTCCAGCACTCCGCACCTGGAGCGAACACATCTTTTGCTGTGGTCACGGGGTCTGTCCTTTCGGCTGCGCCTGGGCGCGCTCGGGTGGCACAGCCATGGTCGATACCTTGAGGTGCATGTCCATGGTGTGCATCTCGTACCAGCGCACAGACTCCTGAGCGCAGGTTGCGAAGGTGGATTGCCCGGTTTCAAAGTGAGACATGAGCGGCACGAAACCAGTCCAGCGCTCATACTCGTCGCACCAGGCCTTCTGGGCAGGCGTGTAAAGCCGCTTCGGCCATTTGTTGCGTGGCATTCAGCTCTCCTTGTGCCCAGTGGGGCGCTGATTGCAGGTGCACGGCCCGACCGCTGCCGACCATGTGCCATCGAAGCGCGGCACGACCGTGCAGCCGTCCGCCAACCACTTGCCAAGCAGGCGGCTGACATCGGCCCGGTGAGATCGCGCCAGATCAAGCGTGCCCGTGACGACGCCGCACTGGCATGTGGCGACGAATCCAGTGGGCTTGCGCTTCATGGAGTCCCCTTGGCTGCTGCCTGGGCTGCGTCCACGGGCCGAGCGCAGTCCATGCAGTGGTCGGGCGGCAATTGGTCGTTGCCGCCGCAGTACGTGCAGGACCAGTGCGCGTGCATTTTTGCGTGCTGCGTGCAAAGCTGGCCGTCAGTATGTCGCCGGCCGCACTGGGCGGGGGAGCCGTCCCGCAGCTTCACGGTCCATTCGCAACGCTGCTCGGCGTCGGCATCGATAAAGCGGCGCGTGCTCATGCTGCAACTCCTGATTTGAAACCAATCGGATTTAGGCGGGCGAATTCGCCGTGATGGATGATTGCCGCCCGGTTGTATGCGTGACCTGCCTCATGTTCATCCTCGAACATCCCAAGGTACATTCGCATGCCTCCAGCTTTGATGCTGGCTTGCCACTTTGAGGAAGCGCGGTTCCATGTGACTCCACGGAAAACTGACGAACAGCCTGGAGACTTCATTGAGTTTTGGCCGTTGCTGCTCTTCGTAGCCTGACGCAGATTGGCGCGGGTGTTGTCGAGCTTGTCGCAATTCCCGTGGTCAATCAGCACACTACTGTCGTTGCAGCCCGCTACGACTCGGTGCAATCGGACTGTCCGGCCCCGTTTTCCGTTGATGGTTGTCTTACGGATCACGTAGCCGTCCTTGTCGAGCTTCCAGGCAAGGTGGCGGACTCGAGCAGCGATGTCATCGTCAACCATGAATGGCGTACCGCAGGTAGTCTTGAGCTCGACCATCACTCGCCGCCTTCCTTGGCCTGGGCTGCGATGGCCGCGCGCACCCATTCGACCGCTGTAGCGATTTCGTGGCCCATGAAGCCAGTCGCGCGATGGCGCATGTCTGCGCGATCAAGAGCAACGCGTAACACGTTGAGCACCACGGAAGTTGGCGTCCCTGCGCTCAAGTGAGCCGTACGATCGACACGGGTGTTTTCCGCTCGTATGCGACAGTCGGCCTCGGCTCGGAGTACGCGCACACGGTTAATAGCATCCGCAATGTCATCGCACGGGTCATCGTGCTGAGACAGTGCGTCTAGCAGTTGATCGATGCCAGCCGCAGCAGGTGCCTGGGGCACTCCTGCCAGTGCGGCGCGGATCTCCGCCTGGTTGTCGATGAGCCATGTCACCGCGTCCCGGTTGCGACGGCACCATGCGAGGTCCGATTCCATGTAGCCGTCTTGGATCTTCGGGTCGTGTGGCTGCCGCGCATTTGTCCACGGCATGGGCGCCGCCGGGGCTGCAGGCGCTTCCAGGGCGGGCGCTGCCGCTTGCAGAAGCGTGCGCATGTCGGTGTAGCACCGCATGGCCTCCTGGCTGCCCGACCGGGCAACCCGGACCTCGATCTCGTCCGCGCGGCCACGCCACCAATCCGCTTTGCCGGTCACTGCTCGGGCTGCTGATGCCGTGACCCCGTGGACACGCTCAGCGAATCGGGCGCCGGCGCGGAACGCATCCGCGAACCCCGGCTCGTCATTGACCCGATAGGACTCGTCATCGAGCTGGCCATCCGTCAGACCTGGCGTGGCGACAGGCTGCTCGGCTCGGGTCCAGACCACTGCAGCGTTCAGCTCCTCGCCCTGGCCGATCCAGCGCCCGTCCTTTACACGCTCGCGGCTCACGGTAGGCGGCACGGCAATCGCACAGCGGCGGCCATCCTTCTCGATGTACTGCGCGCCGTAGATCGGTAGCGCCTGGTCCATCGTCAGCAGGTTGTTCACAAGGTCGGCCACGGTGCGCGTGGGGCAGATCCACTGGCGCTCGCCCTGGGGCGCCACAGCGGCAGGAGCTGCCCCGGCCGGCTCCTCGATCTGGGCTAAGCACTTCGAGTCGCGCGCCGCGGCGAACACGTCCCGGCCGTAGGCCAGCAGTGCTGCGCGATCGGCACCGGTCACGAAGTTCAGGGAGTGGGGCGCCATCAGCAGGGTCAGGTGCGTGTCGTCGCCGGGCTGGATCTTGGTTGCTGTCATGAGGCTTCCTTGGTGATGCGCCAGTGGCTGGCAGTGGTGTTGATGACGTGGCCTGCGCGCTGCAGCAGCTGCGGGCACGCGGCATGGGGTGGGGTCGGGGTCATGGGGTGCGTCGTGCTGATCGAGCGATCGACAGCAGCAGGTCTCGGAACTCGGGGGGCGTAGCAGCGGCCTCACGGCTTGGCAATGTCGGCTTGTTCCGGGCCTTGCCGCGTTGGTCGCGGAAACCAACCTGGTGCGTCCCTTTTGGCCGCTCCCAGCAAAGCTCCCTTGGGCGATCGCTCCCCACGTAGTAGAGCCATGTCGCTTTGTTGGCGCGGTGTCCGTACGCGGACTGCCAAACTTCGCAGACCCAGCCGCCAGACCTGCACGCCTGCCATCCGATGCGGGTTGGTTTTGTTAGGCCGTGAAGCTCCCATGCGCGGCTCTTGGCAGGATGCTCAAGCACCCCGCCCCATTGCTGGACGGCTCGCACCGCGGCCATGAAGCAGCCAAGATCGTTGCCAGGGCGGTTGTGTTCTCCGCCCCATCGGGTGTAGTTGACGGCTGCCATGGCTCCCCATCGCTGGCACGGCGGGTGCGCCACTACCGGGTGCGGTCCGTCATAGCGGCGTGCGTCCCGGGGCTCATCCCACGGGTCCACGCCAGGCAGATCGAAATATGCGCCGCCTGTCTCGACGTACAGGGCGGCAACAGGTTGGTGGTCCATGAGGTCTCCAGAAACAGGAAAGCCCTCGCGGCATACCGGGAGGGCTTCGGGGGAGGGAGGGGAGGTATCAGGACAGCGCCCATGCGCTGTGCTCATGCCTCGGGGGTCAGGTGGCGGGCGTCTCGTCCCAGGTGCGGCCGTCCAGCTGGCGGCCTGCGGCCTTCTTGCCGACCCGGTACATGGTCATGGCGCCGAGCGGGAATGCGTTCGGTTCGAGGAAATGGTGCACGCTGCCATCCAGGTGAATCACCGTGCTCTCTGTCGTGCACACGCGGCCATAGATGTCATCCAGGTTGGATTGGTCTTCGTGGGGCTTTGCGATCACGCGGGACCGCCACAGGGCGCGGTCCTCGCCTTCGCTCATCTGTGAGATTGGTCGCCACTCGCCCCACTGCTTGAACATGAAGGCCGTGCCCACGGCCTCGCACTGGTCGCGCAGGCTGAGCGCCCAGTCGGGATGCATGGGACGCGCACCGGGGCCGCTCTCGCCGCCGACGATCACCCAGTCCAGTTCCTCCAGAGCATTCGTGCCGTCTGCGATGTTGCTGGGGTTGGCGAACAAGCCTTCAAACGACACAGGCCCCAGCAGGGGCTCCATCGACAAGAAGCGCACGGACGCGGGGATGCGGAGCAGCTTGAGAATGTCCCGGTCGGCCTCGGCCTGGTTGACAACCGTCGCACCCAACCAGACGTTCGCGGGCGGGCCGTCGAGGAACATTTCGCCTAGCATGGCACCCGCGTTCCCAATCCTTTTGGTGAGGAGGAGCCAGTCAAGGTCCGCGGTGTCCAGGATCAGGGCTGCCAGGTCATCGCGCCATTCACGGCTGACTGCGTTATCGAAAACGTCAGCGAGGCTCGCGCAGAACACGCGCTGGCGGCGGCCGTGCTGGGCCTGGAATGCCTCGGCCTGGGCGTTCCAGCGCAGGGGCAGGTTCCAGTTGCTGACACTGGTGCGGCGGCGGGGTGCGCCTGGGCCCCAGTTGATCGCCTGGCCGCCGGCGAAGCGGGCATTGCGGTTCTCGGCATAGCAGTGGTCACAGCCCGGGCCCACCTTCTGGCAGCCTTCCCAGGGGTTGAACGTGTGGTCGGTCCATTCGATCTTGCTGTTCTCGGACATTGCGGCTCCATGAGAAAAGCCAGCGCGACGGCTGGCTTGGTTGAAGGGGAAGTGATGCATCAGGGAAGGAGCCGCGCGGCCCCTTTGCTCATGCCTCTGTCAGGCGGGTGTGATCTGGAAGGGAGTGCGGTCCTTGCCGTTGATCCAGTTCGGCGGCTTGCCCCGGCCAGTCCAGGTCACGCCGGTGGCGGGGTCGCGGTACTTGGCCTGGCCCACGCTGCCCTTGGCCTTGCCCTGGGGGAAGACATCGGCAGCGGTCAGGCCGTGCTCTGCGATCAGCGCACGGGCCTGGGCGACGGCATGTGCCTTGGCCTCTGCCTGGGCAGCTGCGATCTGGGCTTCGAGTTCGGCCTTGCGGGCCAGCAGGGTCTTGTAGTCGGTCATGGGTTTCCTTTCTTGGCGCGGGCGCCGTGGTTTATGTCAGGCTCTGGCGGATGGCCTGCGGTCTTTCCTTGGGATGCTCTGGTCTGGCGCGTAGATCTCGATCGTGTTGAACAGAGCCCCGCAGCATTTGCACTTGCGGGTTCTGCGTTGCATGATCGCGGCCCCGTCGCCCGGTCTGGTCTCTGTGACCTGGGTGTCAGCGCCGCATTCGACGCACTTGGGCTTGTTGCTCATGGCCTGGTCTCCATAGGGACCAGCCCGGCCCATGGCGACGTGACCACCCCCGTGCGCCTCTTGCGTTGCGCTGCCCAGCGGGCGCGGTTTGCGCGGTAGTTCCGCTGGTTCGCGGCCTTGCGGTGCGCCTCATCGAACGCCGGTCGCTCCGCGTCCTTGCCTGGCGCTGCCGCGTAGATCGGTGTCTCGCGGCCCTTGCGCCCGACCTGCAGCTGCCAGCGACTGATGCGGAAGAACTTGCCAGGGTGGTTGGCCCTGGCGTTCGTGAGAGACGCATTCACCTTGCCGCGCGGTAGCCCGGTGGCTTCAGCGATTTCCTCCGCGCTCATGGGGCCAAGCTCGCGCAGGGCCTGGGTTATTGCGTCGCGCACGACAGGGGGGACTGGCATGCTTCCTCCTTTGGCTCGGGGTGCAACTCGCTGAATTCATGGATGCACTGGCTGTAGTAGTCGCGTGCGGCCTCGACCTTCTCGGCAATCGCACGCTCCTTCGCGAAGTCCCGTTCAACCAGCCAGGTGGTCAGCCGCAGGTGCTCTGGGATGTGGCTGACGACGTGCAGCTGCAGCGGCTCGTAACCGATCAGGCGCTCAGGCGTGTCCACAAGGGCGTAGTTCACCTCCCACTCGTCTGCGTCCCACAGCCACATGTAGCCGCGCATCTGCCACTCGTAGAGCTTGTCCTCGCAGTCCTTCGTCCACCCTGGGAAGGTCTTGGCCGACCACGAAGACTTCAAGTCGTGGCCGCGTCGGCGCTGCACGTCGAACAGGTCGCACTCGCCGGTGATGAGGCCATTGGTCTTGCGCTCGGTGTTCTTCACCAGGGCCAGGCCGCGCACACGGTTCAGAAGGGCGATGCTGTCATCCTCGACTTCGAGGCCCTTTTGGGTTTCCTTGCTGGAGAACTCGAACTCAACGCCGAATATTTCCTGCTGAGCCAGTTCGCGGATATAGGTCTTTGCACCCACGGAAAGCGGGCCTTCGGCCTTCGTCTTGGGCTCGGCCATCAGCTTGCCAATGCTGGAGCACCGGAAGAGGATTTCACGCATCACGACTCCTTCAGTTCTGCGCCGCGCGCCTGAACAGCTGCGGCGAATGTGGCGTAACCATCGCGGTCCTTCGCGTTCTGGAAAACCTTCACGCCTTCCTTCATCACTTTGGAAAGTGCGTCTCGGCTCGCGGCGGCCTTTGCCTTCGCGCACCACTCGTCGCGCAGCAGCTGCACCTGGGCCTGGCGCTCGTCGTCAACCAAGTGGCGCACCAGTTCGGCGTCCAGGTCTTCCAGGTCCTGGCTGAACATGTCAGAAGCCGCCGTGACGTTCAGCACCATGGCGATCTTGGCCCGCTTGCAGGCCATCTTCAGCACCGTGTTGGCAAGATCAGCGGACTCTGTTCGGACCTGCTGCACGGTGTAGTACCCCCCTTGCTTGCGGCCAAACTTCATGCGGCGATGCGTCTCTGGGGTGGCTTCGAATTCCTCGGCGCACACAGCCTTGCGCCATCGGTACTTCTCTTCATCCGATGAGCACTCGCCAAGACCAGAGCCAAGCGTGGCGCCAGATGTCTGGTGCTCCCCGATGCAGTTGACTCGGTAGCGGATAGAGCCGTCACGCGACAGGTCCGTCACCTCGTAGCGGTCGGCGATGCGGAAGGTCATGCACAGCACCTCCGCACCAGACTTCAGCAGCGTCGGCTTATCGCCGGCCCCGGGGATGGCGCCGTAGTGCACGTTCGGCTTCATGACCGCCTGCATCACCTGCTGGACGGTCTTCGCATGCGCAACGACCTCAGCAGTAGGGTTCGCGCTGCGTGCGGGAACCATGGTGACTGTTTCAACTTCAACGACAGCATTCATGGTGGTCTCTCGGTTCTCAGTAGGTGATGGAGACGGCCGGAATGGCCTTCTTTGCGATCAGCGTGATGGCCTGTTTCGCGCATTCCTCGGTCATGCCCCCGGCAACGAAAGCGGCCAGCGCGGCGCGGTTGACGGCAGCCTTGTGGGCCTTGTCGGCTTCGCGGCGCTTTGCCTCGGCGGCTTCTGCGGCCTGCTGCTGGGCGACGCGGCGCTGTTCGGCTGCTACGGCTTCGGCGGCGCGGCGTTCGGCGTCCGCCTTGGCCTGCTGCTCGCGTTGCACGGCCTCTGCCTTCTCGCGCTCGGCGCGCTCTGCCGACAGCTTCAGTTCCAGTTCGCGCTTGTCCGCTGCGGCCTTTGCTTCAGCTTCGCGCCGGATCACCGCTTCACGTTCGGCCTGGGCGCGGGCCTCGGCCTCACGCTGGGCGCGCTCTGCGGCCTCGCGGGCGATGCGCTCCTCGCGCTCCTTCTGCTCGCGGGCGGCGGCCTCGGCGCGCAGGCGGGCCAATTCAGCCTGTTCCGCCTCATGCTTCTCGCGCGTCTCCAGCGCCGCAGACAGCCCCTCCAGTGCCTTGGCCTTCGCGCGATGGGCCTCGGCCTCGTATTCCTCGAAAGCCGCATCAATGACATTCGCGTTCAACGCCGCGATTTGCTCCCGCAGAGTCCCGGAGGTCAGGTTCTCGGCACCCTGGACCGACTGCTGCATAAGCTCGATAGCGAGACGGTGCTTTTGCTGCCGAGCCTCTTCCGCTTCCTCCCACTCGGTCAGCGGCCGGCGGACCTCATCCGCCAAGCTGTCCAGCGCGTCCCGCATACGCTTGCGCTCGGCGTCGATCTTCTTCGGGACTTCCTTCATGTCATCGACCAGCTGTTTGCCCAGCCCGTCCAGCGCCGTTTTGGACTTGCGCACCTTGAAGGCAATGCTTGCGATGTGATCGCGGCCTTTCTTCGTTGACGTGTCAGGAGCGTGGCTCAAAGCCTCCTTGCGGATCAGCTCGATGTACGGATCAAGCCCTGACGGTGCGCTGTAGACCTGCAGCGCGGTTTCTTGGGGCGGCAGTAGCGCCAAATCGGTGTTTGTGTTCATGGTGATCTCGGTTGCGCTACAAGGCGCCGGAGTTGATGAGGTGTGGTGCTGCTGCGAGCAGTAGGGCTACTGCTGCGAAGAGCGACCAGAGGAATGCGTAGAGCAGGTAGTTCATGGCTTCGCTCCTTTCACCAGGGCCAGGGCGGATCGGATTTGATCAGCCGCCCTAACTTGGGCGCTGTGCCTGGATGCCCCACCGTCCTTTGCGGAAGATACTGGGACCATCCCAGAATCGACGGCTGCCTGTATCGCCGCCAGCAGCGCATCCCGCTGCTCAACCAGCTGGCGCGGCGTCAGGCCGGTTTCGTGGAACACGTTGCCAGCTTCGGCGAATAGGCTGGCGAAGGGATTAGCTTCAGAGAGACCGGTGTTCCTTCCGGGTTGCACCTGTCCAAAGAGACGGTTCTCGAACTGCTCCTCTCCCCTGCGCCATCCTGCGTGCTGCAGCGTATAAAAGCAGTTACCTTCTGCGCGCCAATTTCCTTCCGAGGGCTTGATCACTTCGCTCATGACGGCTCCTGTTCCTCGGCCTTCGCCTTCTTTGAGGCCGCGCGCTTGGCGACCTCGCCGCTCACCACGTCTTGCACCCACTCCAGGATTGCCAGCGGGCGGTACTCTTGGGTGATGTCTCCTTCACCGCGCACGCGCTTGATGGGTAGGGGGAAGCCCTCTGGCCGCTCTCCGCCGCGCAGCGTGATGGGCATGGGCAGGTTGCGCAGGATGTAGTTGGCCGCGCCGGTGGCCAGCAGCTGCACAGAGTCTTGGGCGAAGTACTTGATCATGGGATTTCCTTGAGACACGAATAGGTGCCGTCCAAGAGGACGGGCGTCTTGCCCTCGCATGCCCGGGCCGCGCCGCGCGCGATGCGCTGCTCCTGCGCCGTGGGCTGAGGCTCCTGTGCGCCAGCCTGGCTGCAGCCGACTGCGGCCAGTGCAACGAGCACAACCAGCACAGCGAGCAGCCAGCCGCCTGGCACGCCACCGGCATCCGGCTCGTACACGGGGCCAGGGGTCGAGCACTCGCGCAGGTAGCGGGCGTCGGGATCAGGGTTGAAGGGCTCTGCCGGGGTCACTCGTTGCATGGGGTGCCCTCCAAATGAAGAGGCCTCCCGGAGGAGGCCTGCTGAACTCGCTTGAACTCGACTACCCAGACGTATGGGTTCTTGGCCCAGGAGCCTGGCCCGTTGATCTTTTCCCAGAGCCTTGCGTATACGCTGGCTAAGCGATCACCGTGGAGCATGTCGTTGTGACTGCACCCTTCTGCCAGTGCGTCAGGATCGCTGATGTCTTGTAGACGCTCCACGCGTACTCCGGTGATCTCCAGCGTGATGCGGCTTGCACTGCGCGGCATGTGGATGGATGGGCGCCAGCGTGAGGCTGCATGCGTCCACACACCTGTTTTCAGATCTATACGGTGATAGCTGGAGGCGCTGCCATGGTCTGCGCGGTACAGGAAACCGCCAGCGCTTCCGCTGTTTGGCGCCCAGGACTCGCGGACCCACAGTCGATCGCCTGGGACGCCGTAGGGGCAGCCATTCTGGTTCGGGAAGCGGCGAAGGATTTTGTCCAGGTCATCGCGCCCGGCGAATTCTTTGGCAACACGCCGCGTCTGGGTCTTCGTTCCGGCCAGGAGCGCGAGAACCATAGGCGCAGAAAACAGGATCGGTCGTTCTTTCATGGCGTCCTCAAATGGCGTCGGCGCTGAACTCCAGCGCCTGGGGTTGGGTTGCGAGCGCGGCGCGGACCAGCTCGGGCGGCATCGGCTCGGCGAACTGGCGCTGCAGCGCGGCTTCGAGAGTTGCGCAGCGGGCCTCAAGCTCCATCAGTCGGAACTCGGCCAGGGCAGGGTGGCGGGCTACGGTTGCGGCGTCAGGCAGCATTGCGGGCCTCCTTCTCCAAGGCGATGGCCACGCCCTCGCTGCAGTGCTCCAGCGCGAAGTCGATGAGCGCGGTGTGCAGCTCGGCGGCGCTGGCTTGGCCAACCATCAACCTGGAGAACACGCCGCGCACAGGCTCGTTGTCACAGTCCAGGGCATGCAGTAGCAGCTCGTCTGGCGACCAGCCGCCGCGCGGGCCGGATATGCGGGTCTCAAACCAGTCCGCAGGCTTGTTCAGCCGCATGCCGACGCGGATCTCGCGCTCGGCTTGGACAGCCCAGTAGGCGCTGGCGGCGTCGTCGTCGCTCAGCCGCTGGACATAGGCGTCCACGGCCAGGGCATCGAGGCATGGGGGGCGGGCGTTCATGGCGTGCTCCCGGTGGCCTTGGCAATGGCGGCGCGAGCCTGCTTTTCAGGATCTGACAGCGGGTATCCCGGGGGCTTCAGCCGCTCGTATGCGTCGGCCAGCCTTTCGAGCGCCTTCAGCAGTTCCGGAGCGGTTGCGACCATGCAGGCAATGGCCCGGGTGTCAGGCTCGAGCTCGTCGTGCTCGGCATGGGCCACGACCAAGGCAACCACCTTGCCGGTGCGCTCGTCCTGGATGGCCTGATAGCACGACTGCCCAAAGCCGGCGTGCGTGGCGCTCCAGCGCTGGTTGTCGGATGTGCGGCGCCACGGGCCTGTGATGTGCTTGTCTTGCATGAAGCCTCCTTGCGGCCCGCAGGCCAATGAAAAAGGCCCGGAGCGGTGTGCTCAGGGCCTGCGTAGAAAAGCCGCGTGGTGCGCGCAAATCGCTTGCGATCAATCCATCTCCGGTGCGCGCGCGGCTGGAAACCATCACAACTGCAACCGGCAGAGCTGCAGCACTATCCCGAGGGACCCAGTTGCAGATGTGATGGGCCCTGGGCTTGCCAGGGCGGGGGATCAGGCGTTGAAGACCTGATCAGCGTGACGCCTGCATGACTCGATGTCCTCTTCTGCCTCCAGAAGCACTGCAGGCTCCACTCCGGTATCGGTCGCCAGATGAAAACTGGCTTCCTCAAAAGCGATCTGGGCTGCCTCGTCGGCGTCATCGGCCTTGATCAGCAGGGTCATGTGTGCGTACGCTTTGACGCTGAAATACGGCATCTCTCATCTCCTTGGTGTGCCCCGGCTACGAGCCGGGGGAGGGGGTCACTCTTCGGCGCCGTAGCCTTCGGGGAGCTTCTTGTCGGTCTCCGCGACGAAGCGCGAATCCAGCCAGCTGCGGACATCGCTGTCAGCCGGGCCGAAGTCCGCGTTTGCATAGAACCACTGCAGGTATTCCAGTTCGGTTGCTTGCTCCATTGATCTCTCCTGTGTTGAAAAAACGAAGCGCACTCGGCGAATGCGCTTTGTTTTGCCCAGATGTCGCTCTGGGCCGCGCCGGTTTCCCGGTCATGCTGTGGCTTCACTGATCGCGTTAAGGGGTCGCCACTCCCAAGTACCCGGTGCCTGATGGCTCCATGCCCGGTAACTCGCCTTTCGCATGTCCGCGAGACTGCGCGGCCAGGTGGTGGCCGGGTCTGCCGGCCTATTCGTGTCGCATGTGCTCTCCTTCGCAGCGCGTGGCTGCTGGTGTTTCGCCGGATGTCCGCGCCGGCTCGCGATGCTTTTTTGATCTACCCCAGCTGGGGCCTAGGGCGCAGGTGTTGGTTCGTGCGCTCGCTGTCTTTTCGCTTTCGCTTCTGCCGACAGATCACAGGGGCAGGGCCTTGCGGCCTGTTCATCCTTCCTTGAGGGCTACAGAGAGATGCGGGCCGGACGGCAATTCCCGGCTATGACACTGTCTGACGTGCCTCGCAAGCCATGCTCCCGCGCTTTCGCGCCGTCTTGGGCATGGACTGATTGCCCTCCCGAGGTCATCAACCCTCGCGTTTCGACTGTGGTGCACCCCCGTTACCTTTGGTGCGTCCGCATCTCTCTGTAGCCCTCTGTTGTTAAAGACCAGTCAGCGCCCGGCCGATCCCGTGACACCCTCTGCAGCCGCCCTGGGGCGTTTGTTGCTGCGATGGGATGTACTTTGCCACAAGAAAAACTAGCACGCAAGTAAAACTAGCGGAGGCGCACAAAAAAATCCAACGTGCTGCTTTTTCTTCGCTGGGGCGCAGACGCAAAAAAGCCCCGTCGCGCGGGGCTTGTGTTGGGGTGGTGCGGCTCGGTTGGCCGATGGCGCCAGGATTGTCGGAGCAAGTCCGACCAGCCTGAATGGCCCACGCAGGAGGCGGGCGCTTTCGCTATGTCACTTACTGGCGGGGATCAGCGCTTCATCCGCTGCCACAGACACTGGGGTGGTGTCCAGCTTCTTCTCGGCAGACGCCTCCAGCGTCTTTGGCGGCGTAGCCCCGCATTTCTTCAGCACTGATGCTTGCTGAAGAGCGTCGTACTCACCCTTGATCTTCGCGTACTCAGCCTCTTGGTGTTTTGTGCCGCCAAGAGCGAACAGCGCGGGCCAGAAGAGGATCATGCCGACACCAGTGATGGCCTTGTCGTTCGCGGCGGCCTCATCAAGGCGTCCGCCAAGCTGCGTGATGCGCCCGGACAGACGATAGTTCTCCGCCTCAAGCTGGGAGCAATCGTATGAGGTGTACTGCAACGGCGATGCAGAAATTGGGGCGATGTCTTTGGAGGCGGTAGAGCAGCCCGCCAGTGCGAGGCAAAAACTCAGGCCGATGTAAGCTGCTTTTTTCATGCTGCGAATTGGCTGTATCAAAAAATTACATCTTACTTTGTGCTCGCTTTTCCAACCCTAGCAATTAACCCAGCGGGAAGGAAAACAACAGTTCTGGATCGGTTTATTCAATATTGAGAAATCATTCTCATGAATAGAGATTTTGCTCTCTGAAAATTTTGAGAGTCAGCCCAGCTCGGCCAGCGTGTCCTGCAGCGTCTTGATGAGCCGCTCAACGTCCTCGGATGGCATCTCGATCCAGGTCGTGGAGACGGGAAGGCCGGCCGAGGTCTTGGCCGTGTGCTTGAGCCCGATGAGCGTCTTGCCGCCCTCGACGCGGGTGCGAACGCTGGTGAACTGGAGCAGGGGTGCTGGAGTCATGGCGCCATCGTGGCATGAAAAAGCCCGCTCGGGGCGGGCTCTGTCAAGGCTTCGGCTGCTGCGCCGGCGGCGCGCTGGCGGGCGGCACGTTGATGATGATGGGCTGTTGCATTTGCGGCGGCGCGGGTTGTGCGGCCTGAGCGCCTGCCGCCTGAAACGTGCTCACCGTCATCTGCTGGATGGCGATGCCAGTGCCAACGACTGCAAGCATGCCGGCAACCATCTGGGCCACGATCCACCACTTGACCTGACCAACTTCTTTGTCAATGTGATCAAGCTTTGTTTCAACGCGCACAAGCCGCTGCTTCGCGTCGTCGGCGAAGGCTTCGAGCTGGGCAAGTCGGTGTTCCATCTCTTCATTATGAGGCGGTCCCCCCGATTTTCCAAGCTTCCCCGTAGGAGGGACGAGCTTCAGGACTTTATCGTCAAAATTCCCTTTTGCTTCACTCACTCTTTACCCTTTCCTGAAGAGCAGAGTACATGAGATCAAGTAGGTTCTTTGCGCGCGGCTGCCAATTTTCTACATCCTGTCCCGACATCAAGTGCCTCAGGTTGTCCTCTATTGCCTGCGCCCTCTCTGGATCTCTGTGAGCAGTTGCTTTGAGAGAGCAGCCCAAAGCAAGACTCAGAACTAACAGTTGCTGGTTCAAGTCAACAAAAAATTCCTCTAATCCTGGCTTTGGCGGCTCTATTGGCGTTGTCATAAGATTGAATATGTAATGTTGCCCTACAACCTCGCGGCGTCGGCCTTGCGCTCAGCGGCCGGAGACGTAGGTGACCAGGCCGTGCTGCACATGCACCAAGAGCCCCGAACGCCAGCGCATCTTTTCCACGTCAAATTCTGCTGTTTCGACGTTGGTAGGCTGACCGCAGCGGTGCAGGACTACACCCTTGCTCATACCCACTTGGATGTCCTTGCCGCAGGCCTTGACCAGCGCATCCTCAGTGGCGGTTATTGCGCGCTCCATCGAGGCCACGAACATCGGGTACTGAGCTCGGGCCACGATCAACGGCATGTTGCCCACAGAGTCGAGGTTCACGAAGGTCTCGGACAGGCTCATGGACATCTTCTTCTGGAAGGTCACACCGCTCACAGTCGAGCCAGTCACGATGTGATAGTTCGCGGCCACCAGTACCAGGGCAGCCACAGCAATAGCACCAGTCGCAATCAAAGCCTTCTTCATCCTTCTCTCCTAATTTTCAGAGCTTTGTGCACATCCAAAGTGCACGCCCCTGTATCAGCGCCTCGCACTTTCCATCAATGACAATGTTGGGGTGGAGCTTTCTGTCAGCATTGTCAGAAACAGCATTCCATACTCCATCTATTTTCTGGAATCGCTTAACCAACATTTCGCCATCCCAAGAAAATGCGTAAATGCATCCTTGCCTAGGATCTTTATCGGCCCTGTTGAGTAGCAATATGGACCCATCGCTAATTGACGGCTCCATCGAAGTCCCTTTAACCGAGACGATTGCCGCATTCTCTGGGCTAACTCCAGCAGATTTCAAGAAATCTCGGCGGAAGTGAAGTACACCCATCTTCTCAACGATGTCGTTGACGCGGCCCGGACCAGCGCCAACCTCTACGCTAAGCCTGGCTACCTCAACGAACTCTGACGAATCGGCGTCTGACGTCTCCCCCAGTAGAGACGCAACCGTCATGCCGAAGAGCCGCGCGACTATCTCCAGCCGCTTGCGCTTCGGAGCGGTTCCGCCTTCCTTCTCCCATTGCTGAACCGTTTGCCACGCCAGCGGCTTGGCGGCGCGCTCTTCCTCGGCAACCTTCTTGGCGAGCAGCTCCATGGACCAGCCCCTGGCCTCGCGCTCCCGCTTGATCGTTGTGTGAATCGACATCTTGACAAGTATTCCTTGTGAGGGCTTGCGGGTCTATACAAGATCAGCTAGCATTGCTAGTAAATCTTGTAGAGGCCAACGCATGACCACAGCAACCACCGAAGACGACAAGGCATCCATGAAGGATGTCGCCATCAAGGCGATCAAGCTCCTTGGCGGGCCTGTTGAGGCTCAGCGCAAGGTCCAGGCACCCACCTACCAATCGGTCCAGAGCTGGGCTTCCAACGGCGTCCCGCCCCGGTACTGCATCCGCGTCAGTGAGCTGACCGGAATCCGCCTGGATGAGCTTCGCCCCAATGACTGGGATCGCTACTGGATCGCTCCATCTGCCGCCCAGCCCAAGGAGCAGGCCCATGCTTCGTGATGACCTTGCTCTTTTGAAGATGGCTTGGCTGAGCCATGCGATGGCCAGGTACGACACGTTGGAAGAGGTAGCCCGCGAGGCCGCAGCAGCTCTGCCGCTCCTCCAGCGCGAGTTCACAGCCGAAATTGCATCGTTGAAGCTGAAGCAGGAGGAGGGTCGTCCTTCTTCACCTCCGCCACGCCTGCCAGAAGGCCGCGATACGCCTGAGCAAAGGCTGACGCGATGACCTCCTCCGTGATTTCTCCGTATATGGGCTGCGTCTGCCTCAGCACCTCGGCTGTGATGACAGCGGCTGGTGCGATCAATTCCTCTTTCATGTCCGCCCTCCTTGGCGATGTTGGTAACGGTTTGGAAGCCACCAGCATAGCCCAGCGAGTGGCGGGCACCTTTTCCTGAATTCAACCCAACAAGAACTGCCTGGAGGGCAACAAAACCATGTACGCCGATCCCGCTGACATCCGCAAGCACCGCTTCAACCTGTCCACCAATGACGAGCAGCGCGCTCTGTTCATGGAGGAGGCCGCGCGGGCTCGAAAGCAGGTTTCCCCGCTGATTCTCGAATTGGCACTGGAGGCTTTGCAATGGCGTCGTCATGCGGGGAATTCTGGTCCGAGTGGCCAGCAAATGCGACACGCAGACGCGTGACTTGCCCGTAACGGAGGAACCCGTGTGGCCGACGCAAAGCAACACCTGCAGCTCGATGCCGAGCTGTCAGAACCCCAATACCGAGAGCTGGAAGCCTATGCCCGAGAGCATGGGCTTTCGCTCGATGACGCAATTCTGCGTCTCGCATCCACGACTCTGGACATGCGTGTTCTTGGTCGCAGCCTGGGCCTGAAGGAATTCGATCGTGCACCCCGTTGAACTTTCCCGTAACGCAAAACCGCGCTTCGCGTTCCACGTGCCAGACGCATCGGTCATGAGTGGCGCCAAGCAGCACAAACCCACCACCCCAAGCGCGATCAACCAGATCCGAGTGGTCGGCAGCGCAAAGAGCCGCATTGACAACGACCGACGCCGGGCAAATCGCCTGGCCTCGATATGAGGAGGGCAAACAAAAAAGCCTGCGGCTGTTAGGCGGCAGGCGATCTTTGTGTCTGGTCTCGGTTGCACCCGGGATTCAGACGAGTTTCGAAGTACATGCGCATTTTATGGCCTCACCGGGCCAGCGCACAAGAGGATTCGAATGCAACGTGATGCAAATCTCATAGACGGCCAAGCGGCTGTAATGAGCCGCCTGGACACCATCTCATACAACCCAGAGACTGGCCTGTTCACATGGTCGGTCGCACGCCCTGGCTGCCGCTTGGGTGCGGAGGCCGGCAGCGTGAACTCCGATGGCTATCGGGTTGTGAAAGTCGGCAAACGCCCAGTGCTGGCTCATCGCCTGGCATGGCTCATCTCTTTCGGCGCTTGGCCGAACGGCCCCATCGATCACATCAATGGGAATCGCCAAGACAACAGGCTCTCCAACCTCAGGGTCGTTGACCACGCGACCAACATGCAGAACAAGCGGCAGGCGATGAGCAACAACAAGAGTTGCGGCCTGCTCGGAGTGACTTGGAACAAGCAGCACAAGCGCTGGCAGTCGAAGTTGATGGCCAACAAAAAAGCCCATCACATCGGATATTTCGACTGCCCAGAAGCCGCGCATGCCGCCTACGTTTCGGCGAAACGTCAGCTGCAACTCGGTTGCACGATCTAGCTAGTGGAGGCGGCTATCAACTACTACCCCTTCCACATCGGCGACTACATCGCCCATACAGCGCACCTCGATCCCATCGAGGACTGCGCATATCGCCGTCTGCTCGACGCCTATTACCTGAACGAAGGGCCGCTCCCAGCTGACGCTGCTGATGTCGCGCGCAAGATCCGCATGAAGGCCAATGCAGCGGACGTTGAGCGAGTGCTGAACGAGTTTTTCACCCTGACGGATGACGGATGGCTGCACGCTCGTTGCAACGACGAGATCTCCAAGATGAAGGAGAAGCAGTCGAAGGCCAAAGCGTCCGCTGAAGCATCGGTGCGCGCGCGTCAAGCGAAGGCTGGAGCGAACGTTTCCGAGAAGAAGAGCGACGAAGGAGCGGACGGCGAACGAACGCTCAACGAACGCTCAACGGATGCTGAGCTACCAACACCAACACCAACACCAAATAAAGAAGAAGCTATCGCTTCTTTGGCAACTTCGTCGCCGGACAAGCCGATGGACGAGCTGTTCGCCGACGAAGGCAAGGCCAAGGCCGCTGGCGTGCCGAGCTGCCCTATCGATGCCCTGCTGGACGCCTACGAGGAACTGCTGCCCACGCTGCCGGCTCCGCGCCGCTCGCTGTTCAAGGCTGGCAAGCGTGCCGCGCCGATGCGCCAGCGCTGGACCTGGGTGCTGACGGCAACCCATGAGCGCGGCCCCCGCGCCGGACAGCGCCTGGCCACCAATGCCGCTGAAGGCGTGGAGTGGTTCCGCAAGTACTTCGAGCACGTCGCCAAGTCCGACTTCCTGACCGGCCGTGACGGCAAGTGGACGGGCTGCAATATCGGGTTCCTGATGCAGCTGGAGAAGTTCAGCAAGGTGCTGGAAGGCGCCTACCACCAAGCGGAGGTGCCCCATGCGTGAGCAACTGGCAACCCCCGTGAGCTACGAGACGGAGCGCGCGCTGCTGGGCGGATTGCTGCTGGACCCGCAGGCGTGGACGGCTCTCCCTGAGCTGGACGATGCGGCGTTTTACGCCCCGACGCACCGCGACGTGTTCCGCGCCATCAAGACCTTGGCAACAACGGGCGCACCGACAGACCCGATCTCGGTCTTCGAGCAGCTGCGGCGCCAGGGCCTGGAGATCGAACTGGCGGATGTGACGGATCTCGCCCAGTACACGCCCAGCCCGTCGAGCATGCGCCGGTACGCCGAGGAGATCCTGGGCCAGTACCGCCTGCGGCAGTTGATGGACGCCGGCCGCGACATCGTGGACTTGGCCATGACGCCGGGCAACACGGCGGCGGAGCAGATCGACAAGGCCCAGATGATGCTGGCCAAGCTGGCGACGGTGAAAGCCAAGCGCGATCCCCAGTACATCCACGAGTCCCTGGAGAAGTACATCGCGCTGCTGCAGGACCTGTCGGAAGGGAAGAACCCCGCCATCGCCACCGGCATCGGCGGCCTGGACAAGCTGCTGAACGGTGGCATGCGCCGCGGCGAAGTGATGGTGATCGGCGCCCGGCCGAAGCACGGCAAGACCGCGCTGGCCCTGGCCATGGCCCGGAACATGGCCCGCGACAACAGCGTGCTCTACCTGAGCCAGGAAATGCCCGTGAACCAGCTGATGCACCGGCACACGGCTGCAGCAGGTTCGTTCGACATCTCCCGAATCCTGGCCGCGAGCGAGGCCGACACAGCCATGTGGGACGCGGTTGGTGACGCCGCGCGCCGCCTGGGGAATCTGCGCCTGAGCCATGACGACCAGTGCAGCCTGTCCCTGATGGATATCCGTCGCAAGGCGCTGAAGGTGCGCCGCGAGCGCGGCCTGGACGTGCTTTTCGTGGACTTCCTGCAGCTCATGGAAGGCGCAGGCGAGGAAAACCGCAACCGCGAACTGGACGTGATCGTCAACGGCATCAAGTCCTTCGCCCTGGACCTGGGAATCTGCGTTGTGGTCCTGAGCCAGATGAGCCGCAAGGCCGACGAGCACTACGGCCGTCCCACGATGAGCCACCTGCGCGACTCCGGCGCCATCGAGGCCGCAGCCGACCAGATCGCCCTGCTGTTCACCGACTGGGCCCACCCGCAGAGCAAGCGCACCGCCGAGTTCGAGGGCTACGCCGAGCTGGAGATCGTTGCCCACCGCAACGGCCCCCAGGGTGTGGTGCCCATGGAGTTCATCGGCAAGTACCAGCAGATGGGCGACTGGCTCAAGCCGCTCCCCGTCCGTCGCCCAGTTGCAGAGCCCACCGGCCGCGCCCGCGCCGCCAATTTCTAGGAGACCCCATGAGCCAAACGAACCATCCCTATGCGCTCCTCTGGAGCCAGAGCCAATGCGCCATGCACATCGAACCCGTCATGGACATGCTGACCGAGAACCGCCGGGCCTGCGCGCAAAACCGCCGCATGGACTACGTGCCCATTGCCATCGGGACGCGTGCGGAATGCGACGCCGCCGCGAACCGGCTGCGCCCTGTCCTGTGTGAGCGCCGTAGCGGCGCAAAGCGCGCGGACGCTTGCCAGGAGCCCGCATGACCACCTGCATCTCCTGCCAGCACTGGCAGCCCAAGAAAACAGACCCAGGAATGCGCCGCCTCGGCTACGCCCAGTGCATGAAGCGCGCGAAGGGCCACACGTACAGCCCAACGGCACCGGCCTGCGAACAGCACAAGGCAGTAACTCAAGAGCAGGCCACCAAGCGGGCCGAGTGGATCAACAAAGGAGTGTGGCAATGAACGCAATAGCACAAGTCATTGGCTGGGCCTTCTTGGCCGCAGCCGTCATCGGCGCCGTGATCCCCGGCATGAATTTCCATGTCGGCTTCGTTGACGACGACGCCGCGATCAAGTGGCACCAGAAAAAGGCCATCGAGGTGCAGAAGCGCTGGGAAAAGAAGCACGGCAAGAAGTGGGAGGCCGCATGAGCAAGACAGAGACACAGAGCGATGCGCAGAAGTTGTCAGCACTGCTGAATGTGGCCATGGCGTTCGACCATGGCCGGATTGGCACTGACCGCCGATTCGTGGAGATGGACGCGACTGTGGTTGCAAGCGTTGACGCCGAGTTGCGCCGCCTGGACGCAGAGAACAAGGCCCTGCGCGCGCAGCTGGAGTCGCCAGCAGCCCAGGCCGGCTGGAAGCTGGTGCCCGCGAAGCCAACAGACGCAATGCTCGGCGCCGCCCAGAAAGCATGGCTCGCAGATCCATTGCGCCGGTCATCGACTCTGTATGCGGCTGCGCTTGCAGCAGCGCCCCAGGCGCCTGTAATGGACGCAACGGCCGAGCGCGACGAGGCTTTCGAGGCCGTGCGCCAGCGCCTGTGCAAGCTGCCCAAGTACAGCTTCATCCTGGCCGATGGCGATGGCGGCGCTGTGGGCGTGGCGCGCCGCAAGGACGGCTCAGGTCGATGGATCGAGTTTCAAGCGGCGCATGAGCTGTTCGACCCGGTGGCAGTGGACGCGGCCATCGCCGCCCGTGCCGCAGCCAAGACAGGAGACGCAGCATGAGCGCCGGTATGACCATCGACCAGATAATCGAGGCAGCTGCAAAGGCCGCTGGCGTGCCCATCCGCCGCATCGATGACGGCTGGGAGGTCAGTTTCGTAGACAGCTACGGAGAAGCCTACGAGCCAAACATCGACAACGCTCAGAGCTTTTGGCTGGCCGCCGCGCTCCGCATCAACGTTGAGCACAACCACCCGGCAGACAACCGCCCGTGGGTAAGCGCCAGCGTTGATGGGTACGTTGGGCCGGGGCAGCAGTTTGTCGAAGACGTGCCCGACGAATCACAGCGCGCTGACCGCATGCGCCTGGCAATCCTGCGCTGTGCTGCGGCGCAGGCGCCGAAGGAGGGTGTATGAGCGCCCTGAACACCCAAGCAGGCGGCGACCACTACAAGGACTGCGCAATCCAGCCCATCCAGTACATCCACGCCAACGGCCTTGATTTCTTCCAAGGCAACATCGTGAAGTACGCCACCAGGCACAAGGCCAAGAACGGCGCCGAGGATCTGAAGAAGGTCATCCACTACGCCCAGCTTGCTCTGGAGCTGCAGTACGGCATCAAGCCCGCTGACGAGCTGGCCGACATGGTGCGGGCGGGGAAGGGGACTCAGGCATGAGGAAGAACGTTCTCTCCTTGTCCATCGCCGCGATGATCGGCGGCCTCGGCTTTGCAGGCGCTGAATGGACCGAGCAACGCGCTCAGAAGCTGAGTTTCGCACTTGCTGAGCCATTGGGAGCGCCTGTCATGGCGGCGATGCGCATGGGTCTTCTGCGCAGCATGTTCGGGCCTCTGGCGGAGGATCGCAATGACTGACCGCCTCACCCTGAGCCTGTGGGAGCCAACCCAGGCACACCGCGCGCTCACACACGTCTGGACCAATGCAAAGGCCGCGCTCATGGCCGGCCACCGCCTCACCCTGGAACTGAGGCCAGAGAAGCGCAGCGACGCGCAGAACCGCCGCCTCTGGTCGATGCTCGCCGACATCAGTGCGCAGGTGAACTGGCACGGCCACAAGCTGACCAGCGAGGAATGGAAGGACGTGTTTTCCGCCGCGCTCAAGCGCACGAAGGTCGTGCCCGGCTTGGATGGCGGATTCGTCGTCTGCGGGCAGTCCACAAGCCGCATGACCAAGGCAGAGATGTGCGAGCTGCAGACGCTGATGGAGGCGTTCGGCGCTCAGCACGGCGTGCAGTTCAAGGCATGGGAGGGCGAGCATTGACCTTCCGCCGCACACGCTGCGCCCACTGTCGCGCCAAGCTCACCCCCGAGCGCCCGAGCCAGATCGTCCACGCCGAATGTGCCGAGCCATACGCCATCGCCAAGCGCGAAAAGGAAGAGCGGGCACAGGCCAAGGCTGACCGCATGGCCGCCAAGATCGAGAAGGCTGAGATTCGCCGGCGCAAGGAAGCCGCCAAGCCGCGCGCCAAGTGGCTGTCCGAGTGCCAGGACATCATCAACAAGATCGTCCGTCTGCGCGACAAACACTTGGGCTGCTGCTCATGTGACCGCGGCCCCGAATGGGATGGCCAGTGGCACGCATCGCACCTGCGCTCCGTCGCCGCCGCGTCTGCTGTCCGCTTCCACCTTTGGAACATCCACAAGGGCTGCTCCATCTGCAACAAGCATCTGAGCGGCAACCTGGCTGAGTACCTGCCGCGCATCCGCGCCCGCATCGGCGATGAGAAGGTGGACTGGCTCTACACCCAGAACCAACTCGTCAAGCACGACGTCGAGTACCTCAAGAAATTCAAGCGAGTGATGGGCAAGCGCCTGCGCCGCATGGAAAAACGCAGCAACTGAAGAAAGAGAGCCAGCAATGACCGAAGAACGCTACCTCTGCGCCACCGGCGCCACGAACCTGCTGGACGTGCCCCACCGTATGGGACAGGTCGATCTGGTGAAGGCCAACGGCATGAGCGCACACAACATGGCCAGCCACTTCATGCGCCTGGTCAGCAAGCCGACCAAGGCCGACATGACCCGGGTCTATGCCGCACTGCTGTACGTGGCGCACAAGCGCAAGTTCGTGGAGCCGGCAGCCGCCATCACGGCCGCCATCGAATGGATGCTGGACCCGAGCTGCAAGGTCTGCTCTGGCGCGGGCGAGATCGAGCGCAAGGGCCGCATGCACAAATGCCCGAAGTGCAAGGGCGAGAAGCTGCGCCGCGAGCCTACCAACCGTGACGCGCAGTACCTGATCGACCATGTGAACGACTGCCGGCGCGCCCTCAGTGGCCGTGTGCGGAAGCTGATGCGGTGATTTGATTTTTCCGCATATCTGTGGTAACGTTGGCCCCGCGTTGAGTCTGAAAATTCTCAACTCGGGGCTGTGCTTAGGCCTCCCCACTGTCCAATTCGCTCCCTCCGCTTTGTTGACGTAGGCAGGACCGAGATGGACAGGCGCGCCCGGAGAAATCGGGCGCATTCATCCCGCACGCCAGGGTATGGGCGCAAGGCCGTTGCGAGGACGCCAGCCCATCCCGGCGGCTCAAAAGGCTGGGGCCATCACGAAGGAAGATTGGCAAGACCTGAGCCACGGTACGGCAGCGAATACGCGCACGACGTGGAAGCCGGGGCCAGCAATGGCGAAGTGAAGCCTTCGACAGTCTTCCCCCGTGATGGTGAAGAGCGAAAGCGTAATGCGGACCACGGCCATGCTTGAGCCGCCGCGAGTAGCTATCAACAAGCCTGCAAAGGAGGGTCGTCTGACCTTCAACTGGTGACGGTCCAACGTTGCCGCAAAAGCCTCGATTGCTCACGCAGTCGGGGCTTTTCCATTTGCGCCCGAACCAGCCGGGACGCGCGCTGCGGGGAACAGGCGCGCGGGAATGTCTCGCCACAAGCTGCGGAGCTGGTCAGCGAACGGCATCCCCCCAGCGCCCCAGCAGGCGTAAGTCCGATGGGGGAACCCACACCAGAGCCACACAGTGGCCGCCAAGCAAACCGCCCAAGTGGCGGTTTTTTCGTTTCAGACCACGAAAGGAACGCTGTGAATCCATTGACCATTTCCCAGGTCGCCGTGCGCCAGGATGCCAATGGCCGGTACTGCCTCAACGACCTGCACCGCGCGGCAATGGCTCGCGGCACTGCAACGATCAGCCAGCGGCCTGGAACGTTCATGAAGCGCCCAGAGACTGCCGCGCTCGTCGCAGCGATCAAAAAGCGATGCACCGGCCAGTGCATCGACCCCGTGTGGACTGTGAAGGGCGGCCCGCAGGCGGAACAGGGCACCTTCGTCTCCAAGACGCTGGTCATTGCCTACGCCATGTGGATCGACGCTGATTTCCACCTGGATGTGATCGAGGCATTCGATTCCATGCAAACCGCCAGCCTGGGCCTGTGGCAGCAGCTGCAGGCCGCCATCGCCCAGGAGGTCGAGTCCAAGGTCCGCGCGTCCTTCGGATCGCACCTGATGCTGGAGCGCAAGAAGGAAAAGGCGCCGCTGCTGGCCCGCATCGAAAGCCTCAACGCCGAGATCCAGCCCGCGCTTCCGCTGCACTGATCACCACCGATTCTTCGTGGTTGCCCGCTTCGGCGGGCTTTTTTATTCCGCCACCGCTCGGGCGCATCCACCACGCCTCACACGCCAGGGACGCCTTGCCCGCAGCGGTGGCACCTATTCACGGGAGACTCCATGTCGAGATTCAACGATATGTCCGCAGGCGAGGCCTGCTCCATGCTGTTTGGCGGCTTCGTCGCCTTCCTGCTGAGCATCGTCTGGGTGGGGTTCTTTGTGGGCCTGTTGCTTTCCACCCTGTGGGGTTGGTTCATCGTCCCGGTGTTCGGCCTGCCCACGATTTCCATCATCCAGGCGTGGGGCATCGCTCAGGTGTTCCGGTGTCTGCAAGGGCTCAAGCTCTCCGAGGAGAAGTCCAAGGATGGATTCGGCATCGCACTGGCTAAGGCGTTCCTCGGTGAGCCCCTGGCAGTGGCCGTGATCATGGGCATTGCCTGGGTGGCGAAGTCCTGGATGTGAGGAGAGCGCCATGACACCGCGCGACCAAATCCAAGAGCACGCCAAGACCGCCGCCGCAAAGGTGCAAGCGGCCCTTGAGGAATTCGAGAAGGCCACTGGGATGGCGGCGCATCCTGTTGTCCAGTGGGCGAAGCACAGCGAACTCTCCATCAACCGCGTGAGCAACATCCTGACCGCGGTTCGCATCGCATACGACGGGGAGGCCGGCTGATGAAAGTCCGAGCACTGAAGAAGCGCGCCCAAAGGTTGACGAGACTTCGCATCGGCTGGGCCATTAGGAGGAAGATGGACGCTCTGGTGCAGGCTGTCGCGTCGGCGCATCTGAGGTTCTTCGAGGAACTGGCGGGGAAATTCGATCTGATCGCCAGAGAGCTGCCTGCCGAGCATCAGTTCCAAGCTGGCGACTACGCCACCCGGGACGGCACGGACGTTCAACTGGTGATCTACGCCAATGACCGATACGCAGACTTCAAGTGCATCAAGGCGCCGCGCGCCGGATGGATCGGCGTCGGAGAGGTTGAGCACAACGGCCAGTGGAAGTACACGCCGCTGACGGCCGAAGAGGCCCGGGGTATGGGCGCAGAAATCCCCGCCTGATTGAACTGAGAAAGGGCCTGCCATGGCAACACCGGCAAAGGCAAAGCCGGCTGCCGTCATCGGCGCCCGGCCGTATCCACCCGCTGACCTGTGGCGCTACGTCCCGGCTGAAGGGGTGGCGGAGTGGGCGCACTCCGAGATCCTTGCTGATGACGGTCGCATCCACAACCCAGACCACGCGCACCTGATCGACGCTGACCTGGTGTTCCTCTGGGCGCCTGGCGGATTCACCAAGGCCATGAAGACCGTGATCGGCCAGGCTGAGGAAGTGATGATCCGCGCCGGAGGATGGCAGAAGGGACGGCAGAAGCAGCAGCTCTACGACTGGTTCGGCCGCGTGCCAGCTTTCATGATCACCCTGGATGCCAGCTATTGCGCACAGTGCTCGGATGCCGAATGGTGCGCACTGGTCGAGCACGAGCTGTACCACGTCGCCCAGGCGCTGGATGAGTTCGGCGCGCCCCGCTTCGGGAAGGACGGCAAGCCGAAGCTGAAAATTCGCGGCCATGACGTCGAGGAGTTCGTCGGCGTGGTCAAGCGCTACGGCCCATCGGTCGATGTGAAGCGGCTCGTGGATGCGGCGAACGCCGGCCCGGAGCTGCGCCTGGGGAACATCGCTCACGCATGCGGCACCTGCCTCAAGGTTGCGGCATAACATTCACCACTCATATACAGGAGAGCGCATATGGCGAGGCTCGATGAGGCGGTCAAGCGCTTCATTGTGCAAGCGCTCGCCTGCTACGACACGCCGTCTCAGGTGGCTGAGGCGGTCAAGGAGGAATTCGGCCTGGTGTTGGACCGCGCGCACGTGGCGGTCTACGACCCGACCAAGGCGTCGGGCAAGGACCTGTCCAAGAAGTGGCGGGACGTGTTCTTCGCTACACGCGATGCGTTCAAGAACGAGATCACCGAGATTCCGATTGCTCAGCGCTCCTACCGGCTGAAGGTGCTGCAGCGCATTGTTTCGAAGGCCGAGTCCATGAAGAACATGCCGCTGGCTCTTCAGGTGCTGGAGCAGGCGGCGAAGGAGTGCGGCGACATGTACGTGAATCGCAAGCCTCTGGATGGTGATGGCAAGGGCGGGGAGGCGCCGCAGCCGGTCAAGGTCGTCGTGCAGGTGCAGGACGCAAGCGCCGATGCAGACCGTTAGCCCGCGCCTGAATGTCCCGCAGTCCCGTTTCCTCGCTCTGCCCCACAAGTTCCGCGCCTTCGTGGCGGGGTTCGGTTCGGGCAAGACCTGGGTTGGGTGCTCGGGCCTGTCGGCGCATGCCTGGGAGTTCCCACGTATCAATGCCGGCTACTTCGCCCCGAGCTATCCGCAGATCCGCGACATCTTCTTCCCGACCATCGAGGAGGTGGCGCACGACTGGGGGCTGAGAACCGAGATCAGGGAGTCGAACAAGGAGGTTCACCTCTTCTCCGGCCGCCAGTACCGCACCACGGTGATCTGCCGCTCCATGGATCGGCCCGAGTCCATCGTGGGCTTCAAGATCGGCCAGGCGCTGGTGGATGAGCTGGACGTGATGGCCAAGCAGAAGGCTGAGCAGGCCTGGCGCAAGATCATCGCGCGGATGCGCTACAACGTGGACGGCCTGAAGAACGGCGTGGACGTGACGACGACCCCAGAAGGGTTCAAGTTCACGCACCAGCAGTTCGTCAAGGCGGTACAGGACAAGCCAGAACTGGCGAAGCTGTACGGCCTGATCCAGGCCAGCACGTTTGAGAACGCCAAGAACCTGCCGGCCGACTACATCCCGTCGCTGTTCGACAGCTACCCGAAGCAGCTGATCGACGCCTACCTGCGCGGCCTGTTCGTCAACCTGACCTCGGGCAGCGTCTACCCCGACTTTGACCGCAAGCTGAACCACAGCGCTGAGTCGCTGCAGGAGGGTGAGCCTGTGATGCTCGGCATGGACTTCAACCGCCTGCACATGGCGGCTGTAGCTTACGTGTTGAGGGATGGCTGGCCCGTGGCTGTGGATGAGATCACGGACGGCCGGGATACGCCCTACATGGCGCGGCTGTTCAGGGAGCGATATCAGAACAAGGGCCACGCCGTCACGGTGTATCCCGACGCCTCTGGGCAGAACAGCAGCAGCAAGAACGCCAGCGAGTCGGACCTGTCGATCCTGCGGGATCACAACCTGACCGTGCAGGTGAACGGCACGAACCCCGCGGTGGCCGACCGCATCAACGCCGTCAACGCCCTGATCCTGAATGGGGAGGGCGTGCGGCGCCTGAAGGTCAACACCCTGCGCTGCCCGAAGCTGACCGAGGCGTTGGAGCAGCAGGCCTATGACAAGAATGGGCTGCCGGACAAGTCAAGCGGCGTGGACCACGTGATCGATGCGGCGGGGTATCCCCTCGCATACATGTGGCCCATCGTGAAGAAACAAGCAGCGGCGTTCACCTTCCGCATGTGAAAACAGGCCTGCCCCAGCAATGGAGGCGGGTTTCTCTATGGCATTGAACGTTCAAGACCGCGACCCGAAGATGTCAGCAATGGGGGCGGAGTGGCCCCTGTTGACTGCGCTGCTGGGCGGCACACGGACCATGCGTGCAGCGTCCACGACGTTCCTGCCGCGCCAACCGAAGGAAGACCTGGACGACTACAACTACCGCCTGGCGGTGGCCACTCTGTTCCCTGCCTTCGAGCGAACATGCACAGTGATGGCCGGCAAGCCGTTCGCCAAGGAGGTGACGCTCTCCAAGGACACGCCCGACGTCATCCTCGACCTGTGCAACAACATCGACGGCGAGGGCCGCAGCCTGCACGCCTTTGCCTCTGATGTGTTCGACCATTCGGCCATCAAGTATGGGTTCGGCGGCATCCTGGTGGACTTCACCCGCACACAAGGCAGGGCGAGGACGCGGGCTGAGGAAAAGGCCATCGGCGCCCGCCCGTACTGCGTGCACATCAAGGCCGAGCAGATCCTGGGCTGGATGGTGGGCGATGTCGACGGCAAGCCTGGACTCACGATGCTGCGCATCGCCGAAACCAAGGAGGTGCCGGACGGGGACTATGGAACCAAGCTCCTGAAGCGTGTGCGCGTACTGCGGCCCGGGTCTTTCGAGGTCTGGGAGGAATCGGCGAACGGCAGCTATTCACTGGTCAGCGAGGAGTCTGGAGCGACAACCCTGAGCTTCATTCCATTTGTGCCCGTCTACGGCCGGCGTGCTGCATTCATGCAGGGCATGCCACCCTTGCTAAATTTGGCTTACCTCAACGTGAAGCACTGGCAGAACGAGAGCGACCAGGACGACTCTGCCCGCTTTGCCCGCAAGCGCCTTCTGGTGTTCTCGGGCATCAACAACAAGGATGAGATCGTCATGGCGGCTAGCCAGGCGGTCAACCTGCCAGCCGGCGGGAGCGCCGATGTGCTGCAGGGTTCGGCCGAGTCCGTGACTGTTGGGCGCTCCGAGCTGAACGCTCTTGAGGAGCAGATGATCCAGACCGGTGCCGAGCTGCTGGTCGCACAGCCCGGCCAGCGCACTGCGACGGAGGCGTCCAACGACGCCGAGGCCAACAAGTCTGCGCTGCAGAGCATCGTTGAGAACTACGAGGATGCGCTTGATCTTGTGCTGGACTACATGGCCGCGTGGCTCGGTATCGACCGCACGGCCAAGGTGACGCTGTTCAAGGACTTCGCCGCCCAGAGCCTCACGGAGGCCGGTGCGCAGATGATCGTGAGCCTGTACCAGGCCGGATTGCTGTCGAAGGAGACGGCGATCAAGGAGATGCAGCGCCGCGGCGTGCTCTCGCCTGATCTGGATGCTGAAGCGGAGTTCGACCGCATCGCAAGCGAGGGGCCAGCACTCGGAACCATTGGAGGTGAGTGATGGCCTCGGTCAATGACCTGATACTCTCGGAAGCCATCCGGCACATGGTCGCGCTGCAACGGTACGACAACGGAGTCGTGGCGCGCATCATCGCGCTGCTGAACCGCTCGGACCAGCGGCTGATGGCTGAACTGGCCGCCAGGCTGGAAGGACTGGATGCTGGCAGCTTCACCATGCAGCGCCTGGAGTCACTGTTGACCAGCATCTGGTCGCTGAACAGCGAGGCCTACGCCCAGTTGGGCCGAGCCCTGACCGAAGAGCTGAAGCAGTTCGTGCCCTACGAGGTCAGCTACCAGGAGCAGATGCTCAAGACGCATTTGCCGGTGGGCGTGCATGTGGCGGCAGTGTCGGCCGAGCAGGTTTACGCTGCGGCTCTGTCCCGGCCATTCCAGGGCGTGCTGTTGCAAGGCGTCTGGAGCGATCTGGATGCAGGCAAGCTGAAGCGCGTGCGCCAGGCCATCGCCCAGGGTTTTGTCGAGGGCAAGACCACCGACCAAATCATCCGAGAGCTGCGCGGCACGCGAGCCAAGGGTTACATCGACGGACTGATCCAGAAGGATCGCCGGGACATCGAGGCGGTCGTGCGGACTGCACTGGCTCATACGGCCGGCGTGGCGCAGGACAACGTGATGGAGGCCAATGCAGACCTGATCAAGGCGTCCATGTGGTCCTCGACCCTGGACCTGCGCACGTCGCCTATGTGTCGAATACGCGACCGGCTGCTGTACACGCCTGACACGCACAAGCCCATCGGGCACAAGGTGCCCTGGCTGAGCGGGCCGGGCCGGCTGCACTGGCGCTGCCGCTCCGGACAGGTGCCGGTGCTCAAGAGTCACAAGGAGCTGGGCATCGACCTGCCTGACATTGAGGTCAACGGGCGCACGCGGGCCAGCATGGACGGCCAAGTGCCCAAGGAAACGAGCTACGCCGACTGGCTGAAGAACCAGTCCTTGGCGCGCCAGACGGACGTGCTTGGCGAGACTCGGGCGCGGCTCATGCGCGACGGCAAGCTGGGAATGGATGCGATGTACGACTCGAAGGGCCGCTATCTCACGCTCGATGAGTTGAGGCAGCGGGATGCAGAGGCTTTCAAGCGGGCTGGACTGTAGGCAGAATGGCGCCATGTACACGATCTCCATCATCACCAAGAGCAATGACCGCGTCATCACGGCCGCCAGAATCAATGCTGGGCTGGAAAGCGTCGCGGGTCTGAGTGAGGAGCAGAACCTTGAGATCGCGAAGGGGCGTGCAGTCGTGCTGTCACGTTCAGGATGCGTGAGCACAGCAGTCGTTGAACTGCATATGCACAGCGGGTCATGGGAGTTCAAAGGACCTGCAGAATCGTTGCCTAACCTGGATGAACTCGCTGACGATGATGCGCGGAAAGTTGCTCTGGATGGCTGGGCTCAGTCGCGCATCCTTCTTGCGAGCTATGGTGGCTGACAAGCCGAAACATCTCTCCCTCGTCCCGCCAACCGAGCCAGACGCCAAGACCGCCCTGATAGAGCGCGTCAAGGCGCGGTATCGGCCGCCGGGCATGCTCCAGTGCCCCAAGTGCGGCGGCAGGGCCGTGATGACCGTGGTGAATGGCTCCTGGATCGATGAGAAGGGCCGCTATCAGCGCGGCACCATGACCCATGATCGGGTCTGCTACACATGTGACAAGCAGGGCATCTGGTCACCCATGATGCCGCCAGAGTTCAAGGTGGCGAAAGAGCCGAAGCCCAGGCGCACGAAGCCGAAGCCTGTGAAGTGACAACCAGCCCGCCATGTGCGGGCTTTCTTTTTCCCCGCCCGCCCTGAGCAATCACGGCGGGCTTTTTCATGCCCGTCGCAAGCAGAAAGCAGAAGCGGGTTCGTCGGCAGTAAGCCATCAACTTCTGAGCAGAAAGCTCGTTCCACCACCATGAAACTGAAACTCGACTCCAACGGCGCGGTTGTTCTGCAAGACGGCGCTCCCGTGTACATCAAGGATGACGGCACTGAGATCGCCTTCGATGGCGCCAAGGCCTTCGCCAAGATCGGCGAGCTGACCGGCCAGAGCACCGCATACCGCAAGCGCTTCGAGGATGCAGAAAGCAAACTCAAGGGCTTCGAGGGGATCGCGGACCCGGATGCAGCCCGCAAGGCACTGGAGACCATCCAGTCGCTGGACCAGAAGAAGCTGATCGACGCTGGCGAGGTGGAGAAGGTCAAGGCCGAAATCTCCAAGGCGTTCCAGGCCCAACTGGACGCCGCCAACGGCAACGCGTCGAAGCTGGAGCAGCAGCTGTACGCCGAGATGATCGGCGGCAGCTTCGCCCGCTCCAAGTTCGCTCTGGACAAGCTGGCGATCCCGCCCGACCTGGTGCAGGCCTACTTCGGCAAGGCCTTCAGCATCGAAGAGGGAAAGGTCGTCGCCAAGGACGCGAACGGCAACAAGCTCTACAGTGCAGCCAGCCCGGGCGACCTGGCCGGCTTCGATGAGGCGCTGGAAATGCTGGTCAACCAGTACCCGGGCAAGGATCACATCCTGAAGGGCTCCGGTGCATCTGGCTCTGGCGCGCAGGGCGGCCATGGTGGTGGCAAACAACAGGGCAACTTCGGCGGCAGCAAGGCCGACCGTATTGCCGCAATGAAGCAACTCACATCTGGCGCCTAAGGCGCAGAAAGGCAAATCATGGCACTGTCCGACATGAAGGTATTCAACGAGTACCTGAAGCTGGCCACCATCGAAACCCTGGCCCAAGACGTGGCCAAGTTCAACGCTGCATCGGCTGGCTCCATCCAGTTGACGACGCAGAGCATCGACGGCGACTTCCTTCAGGAATCGTTCTGGGCCGGCATCCACAGCGCACAGCGCCGCGTGGACCGCTACGCCGCCAACGGCGCGCAGTCCTCGACGCCTCTGGCACAGAAGCAGTACGACACCGTGAAGATCGCTGGCGGCTTCGGCCCCATCCTGTGGGAGCCGGGCCAACTGTCCTGGGTGCAGAAGTCGCCCGAGGAAGCCCTGGAGGTGATCTCGCGCAACCTGTCCGAGGCCATCATGGCCGACCAGCTGAACACGGCCATCGCCGCGCTGGTGGCCGCCATCGCCAACCAGGCCGGCGCTACCAATGACGTGTCCGCCACGGCTGGCATCACCTACAGCGCGATCAACAGCGCGCACGCCAAGTTCGGCGACGCTTCGGCGCGCATCGTGGCCCAGGTGATGACGGGCGCGATGTACCACAAGCTGATCGGCCAGAACCTGGCCAACGCCGAGAAGCTGTTCACCTTCAGCGGCGTGACCATCGTGGACATCCTGGGCAAGGCCGTGATCGTCACGGATGCACCTTCGCTGTTCACGGCGGGCACTCCCGACAAGGTGAAGGTTCTGTCCCTGGTGAACGGTGCCGCAGTCGTCTCGGACGGCTCGGACCTCATCACCAACATCCAGACCACCAACGGCAAAAACCGCATCGAGACCACGATGCAGGCCGACTACACCTTCGGTCTGGGTCTGAAGGGCTACACCTGGGACACCGCCAACGGCGGTAAGAGCCCCACCGATGCTGAGCTGGCAACCGGCACGAACTGGGATCTGGTGGCCAACAGCGTCAAGGCCTCGGCCGGCGTTGTCACCATCGGCGACGCCGCCAAGTAATGGGAGGGGCTTCGGCCCCTCTCCTCTGGGAGAACCACATGCAAGACAAAAAGGTCTGGTACGAGCCGCATCCGGTGAAGCCGGAGCGCAAGGCCGAGCTGCGCAAGCGCGGCTTCCAAATCATCGATGCCATCTTCATGCCCGAGGGCTACGAGAACCCTGCCGACGATGGCGAGCCCGAGGGCGCCAAGAAGGCCACTGTGGCCGAGCTGCGCGCCGCCCTGGAAGCCAAGGGCGTCGAGGTGCCCGAGGGCGCCAAGAAGGCCGACCTGCAAGCCCTGCTGGAAGCGGTGCCCTGACCATGGCGCTGATCGTTGCCCCGGCTGAGGGCTATGACAGCCTCGTGACCCTGGCCGAGGCGGTGGTCTACATGGCGAACTACGGCCATACGTGGCCAGCCGACGAGCCCGCCCAGGAGGTCGCGCTACGGCGCGCCACGCAGTACATCCTGAGCAACTACGCCCTTGACCCGCAGTACCTCGACCCCGTGGCCCAGAAGGTCAAGGACGCGTGCTGCGAGGCCGCTTGGCGTGCTGCAAATGGGGAGCTGTTCCAGGACTCGGACGGCCGGGTCAAGATCGAGCAGACCGTTGATGACATCACCACGCGCTGGGCCGAGGGCCAGCAGGGTGGACAGATGCGGTTCGCGGTAATTGATGCGCTGCTGCGTGGGCTGACCACGGGAGGCGCGATGAACATCCGTCTGGTGAGGGGGTAGGGCATGGCGAAGCGTGACACCCGGCCGCCCAAGGTCAAGTTTCAAGAGAACGAGCCCCTGCAGGACTACTACCACGACGGCAAAGGCTGCTGGTACTCGGTGGCTAGGCTGCTGGACGACACGAAGGATCTGCCCGTGTTCGATATGCCGCTGGCGGGGATCGATCTCGACCATGTGATCTGGCGGGACTGCGACATGCTGGGCCTGGCCCGGCACGTGAAGCAGTGCATGGACGCCGACCTGGACTGCCCGATCCTGCTGGACTGGCACGGCTCCATCGCCGACGGCCGGCACCGCGTGCTCAAGGCCATCGCCCTGGGCAAGCGAACCATCAAGGCCAGGCGCATGACCTGGAAGCCGGACCCGTGCCGGCGCAAGGAGTGAGCCATGGCGAATTTCTGGATGGGCCTCCGTGGGGGCGTGGCGATGATTGGCATCGGGGCCTGTTGCTTCGGTCTTCTTGTGCTGTTTGCTGGAGCACTCCATGCCCATTGACTACAACGAGATCGCCGTGGGCGCGCTGGAGTCCATCGCTGAGGCGGGCCAGCCCGTCACGCTGCACCGCAAGGGGCCGGCCGGGCCGTTCGTGCCTGGCCAGCCGGTCACGCCCACCGTGCAGGACTACCCCGGCACCGGCGCGCTGTTCGGCTACAAGCAGCGCGACATCGACGGCACGCTCATCAAGCACGGCGATCAACGCCTGCTCCTGGCACCGCAGATCGAGGTTGCTCCGAAGACGGGCGACACCGTGACTGTGGGCGCCAAGGTCTACAACGTGGTGGACGTCGGGATCGTTGCGCCGGCCGGCGTGGCGGTGCTCTACAAGCTGCAGCTGCGAGGTGTGTGATGGGGTTCGCTGCTGATCTGCGTGCGCTGTGCGAGCGTGCCGGCGACAAGGCCGAGATGGTCGTGAAGGGCGCAGCGTTGTTTCTTGGCGATGACATGATCGATGAAAGCCCGGTTGATTCTGGGCGATTCAAGAACAACTGGGTGACTTCCACGGGTGTGGCTGACAGGTCGAAATCCGCAGAGCCTGACCCATCCGGCGCGCGTGCGCACGCAATGCTCAACGAGAAGATCGCCGGCTGGAAGCCTGGTCAAACCATCTGGATCCTGAACAACCTGCCCTATGCGAAGCGCCTGGAATATGGGTGGTCCAAGCAGGCGCCCAGCGGAATCGTCAGGCTGGCCGTCCAAAATTACTCCGCTGCCCTGAAGAAGGCGGCTGACGCTATTAGATGACGTGCTTCCAGCGCTGCCTGTTTACGATCTTCCCGATGGCTTTGCGGCCGACCCCGAAGACCTGTGCGAGATCTTTGTGCATCACGCCCTGGCCAGCCTGAAGTCGGATGTCTCGAACATCTTCTTCTTTGAGCTTCACATTGCTCGCCTGCTCGCCACGAGCAGTCAAGTACAGCTCATTTCTGACTGCATGCATGCAGTTGCCGGAGCCTGTGCACCACTCAAGATTGCTGGATGCATTGTTTTCCTTGTCGCCATCAATGTGGTTGACCTGAGGGAGTCCCTCAACGTTTTCAACAAAGACTTGGGCTACGAGCCGGTGCAGATACCACTTCTTCATCTTCCCGCACAAGTACAGGTGAACAGAGCAATAGCCTTGGCTGTTCCTGCTGAGGCTTTTCAATTGGCTAGCCACTGCACGCAGCGACTTGCCGTCGGAATGGCGAACGTGTCTGGACAAAGAGCGGACTCGCCCCAAGTTTGAAACTTCGTAATGGCCTTCATGGCCTGGGACAGGCTTCCAGATTTCTTGCATGTTTCTCTCCATCAAAGAGAAGTCATCACTGAGGTGGTGCGGCGGACGGTGATGAATCGTCTTTTCGCCCGCTAAAGCTAGCCGCACCAAGGACCATTTTATGTCGATCGTTGCCATCGAGACCGCGCTGGAAGAACGCCTGCAGACGCTACCCACGCCGCCCCCCATCGCCTGGGAGGACGTGGCCTTCGAGCCGACGACCGGCCAGGGTTACCTGCGCGTGCACCACCTGCACAACCACCCCCGCGACCTGTTCATCGAGGGAGGCCCGGCAGAGCTGCCCGGCATCCTTCAGGTGGATGTGGTCTGGCCGGCGGGCCAGGGCAAGGTTGAGGCGAAGCAGATGGCCGAGCAGGTGGCTGCGCTGTTCGCCCCGGTCCAGAACCTGGATGCCGGGAACCACCGCATCGAACTGGCGCAGACGCCCGCCATCGCTGGCGGCATGCCCGACGAAGGCTGGTACACGGTGCCGGTCTCCATCAACTGGCGGGCCATGCCGGCCTGATCTCCCACATCTGAAAAGCTGAGCCGCCTTCGGGTGGCTTTTTTTGTGCCCGCGAGGGCGTATACATGCCCGCATTTCGCGGGCTTTTTCATCGAAAGGCCCACCATGGCGCGTACACCTAACGGGACGATCACGTCCGTTGCAACCGTCCTCGCGGCGGCAAAAACCATCTCCGCCATTACCAACGCTGCTGAAGCCGTTTGCTCCAGCACAGCCCACGGCTACGGCGTCGGTGATGTGCTGCTGATCTACAGCGGCTGGGGCCGGCTGAACTTCCGTGCTGCGCGCGTCAAGACCGTGACCACGGATTCGTTCACGCTGGAAGGCATCGACACCAGCAACACGGAGCTGTTCACGCCTGGCAGCGGCGCGGGCTCCGCGCGCAAGGTCACCACCATGGTTGACCTGGACCGCACCATGAACCACTCCAGCTCTGGCGGCGACGCCAAGACGGTGAACGTGAAGTTCATCGAGTCGGATGTGGAAATCGTGCTCAACGACGGCTTCAACGCCGTGCAGCGCACCTTCGACATGGACGCCGACATGATCGGCACGCCGGCATACACCGCGCTGAAGATGCTGTCGGACACCAACGCCGACACCGTGGTGCGCCGCCGCGCCAAGACCGGTGCCGTGTCGCTGATCCCGGCCAAGGTCTCCTTCAACGAGGAAGAAACCCTCACCGAAGGCCAGGCCGTGACCGTCAAGGGCACGTTCAACGCCCAGAACATCAGCACGCGCTACGCCGCCTGATCTCCTGCCCGCCGCTTGGCGGGTGTCCCTTCGCCCATCCGGGCATCCCCTTGCACCGACGCAGCCGCTTCGCTCCTTCAGCGGGGCGGGCGGTTGCGCACGGGCATACATCATCCTCCGCTGAAAGAAATCAATCATGGCCAAGCCTGCAACCAAGTCCATCGCCGCATCCAGCATCAAGAGCCTGGGCGGCGCCGCTCCCACATTCGATCTGCCCGTGACCATCGCCCGCCGTGACGGCACCAATGCCGTGATCACGCTGCAGGCCAAGGGCATGCGCAAGTCCGAGTGGGCCGCGGTGCGTGACGAGCACCTGAAGGTGCTGCGCGAAACGGATAAACCCATGGATGGCGATTTCTCCTTCGCTGCCCTGGTGGGCGAGCGCGCCAAGGAGGCCCTTTCCGTGGTGCTCAAGGGCGCGGCCGGTTGGGACCTGGATGACGACTTCACCACCGAAAACCTGGCCGAACTGGAAGACGTGATCCCCGGCTCCGTGCAGGCGATGCTGGTAGCCCTCGACTCCGCACTGTTCCACGGCCGCCTGGGAAACTAAAGGCCATCGCCCGCGCGCTGTTTGAGCCACCCATTACCGAACAAGAAGCCAAGGCAGAAGGCTTCGAGCTGGAGGACTACGAGACCAGCATCGTAGAGGTGTGGCCGGACAACGAGCAGGCGTACGAGCTGTTCCGGCGCGTGGGCACGCGCTGGGCGATTCCCCCAATGGGCGGCGTGCCGATTGGCCTGCGCTGGGAGGCCATGTATCCGCTGATGGACCGCATGGGCCTGGATGCAGACGACTGGAACGACCTGCACGACTGCCTCATGGTGATGGAATGCGAAGCCATTGCGACGATGCATGAGTTCGCGCCCAAGGACAAACAGTAGGCCCGCCGCGCGCGGGCCGCCACATTTCTGGAGTCAGCATGGAGTTCAAATCCAAAGCAATGGCCGCAATGGCCGCAGTGGCCGACATGGCCGCAATGCACGCGAGCGCGAATGCCGTTCATGCACGGATTGCAGCGGACGCTGCAGAAGCGTACGCCCGCCAGCTAGAGATCGACGCCAAGGCCAAAGCCTACGGCTTCAGCCATGACGATGTCTTGCGCGCGCTGGATGCTGCGGCCATGCCAAAGTTCGCCGTGGGCGACATGCTCGCCAAGAAGCACCCCGGAGAGCCCATCCTGCCGGCCACTTTCAATCCCTGGCCCGAGGCGCTGACCCTGGGCCGCGAGATTGTCCGGCTCAACACCCGGATCGCCCAACTTTTGGCCCGATGGGATGGTGACGGAGTTCCCCAAGTCCGCGGCCACTGAACACGACCCCAACCGCCCTCTGAGGCGGTTTTCTTTTTCCTAGGCTCGCTTCGGCGGGCCTTTTTCGTTGTGAGGCCGCCATGGCAGAAGATGTAGCAAGCATCGGCGTGAAATTCGAGACCGATGACATTGCCCGCGGCAAGGCGTCGCTCGAAGCACTGGCCCAGCAAGGCCCCGTAGTCGAGAAGGCAATGGCCGGCGTCGAGGGCGCGGCCACCAAGACGGGCAAGAGCCTGAAGACCCTGGGCGAGGGAGCTGGCAAGGGCCTGGAAGACATCGGCAAGACCGCGCCCAAGGCTGCCGAAGGCGTGGGCCGCGTGGCCAAGAGTGCCGACGACGCCAAGAAGGCGCTGGCCGGCATAGGCTCGTCTGCCGCCAACCTGGGTCAGGTGTCCAGCGCGGCTGCCGCTTCGGCGCGCGGCATGGCCGGCTTCAGCGCCGCCCTGCAGTCCTCGCAGAAGACGCTGCTCGACCTGCAAGCTCAGGTCCGTGCTGCTGCTGCATCCGTGGCACAGCTTGGCGGAGCCGTGGCCACCGCACTGCCGTCGATGCAGGCCGTGGTCAAGGCCCAGTCCGATGCCGCCAAGAGCGCGCTGGATATGGGGATCGCCTTCAAGTCATCTGCTGACCAGATGCGCGCCTACTCGGCATCCTCGGCTGGCGTGGCCGATGCGAGCGCGAAAACTGCCCGCTCCCTGGATGCCACCGCCACGGCGGCGCGCGCCTTCACGACCGCGATGGCCGTGGCCGGCGTGGGATTCGGCGCGAACGAGCTGATCGCCATGGTGGATGGCTACACCAAGTTCACGGCACAGCTGAAGCTGGCGACGAAGGGCGCCTCGGACTATGGCGTCGCCATGGTGTCTGTGAAGCGCATCGCCACCGACGCGCAGCAGGGCCTGGGCGAAGTCGGCACGCTGTATGCCCGCATTGCCAACGGCACGGCCGAACTCGGCCTGAACCAGCGCAAGCTGGCTGACATCACCGAAACCGTCTCTCTGGCCCTGAAGGTCAGCGGCGCAACCGCGTCCGAATCGTCCTCGGCAATGCTGCAGCTGTCCCAGGCCTTCGCCTCGGGCGTGCTGCGCGGTGAAGAATTCAACTCGGTCAACGAAGCAGCGCCACGCCTGATGAAGGCCCTGGCGGACGGCATAAACGTGCCGGTGGGCGCGCTGCGCAAGATGGCGGAAGAGGGCAAGCTCACCTCTGCAGTCCTGTCCGAAGCGCTGCCGAAGGCCCTGGGTCAACTGCGCGAAGAGGCGAAGGAAGTCCAGACCATCGGCGGCGCCTTCACGGTGTTGAAGAACAACATCATGGAGATGGTGGGCGCGCAGTCCAACGCCAGCGGCACGACCAAGGCGTTTGCCTCGGGCATCAACGCACTGGCCAACAACCTGGATCTGCTGGCCGCTGCCGGCGGCGCCGTGGCTGTGGTGCTGGGGGCGCGCTTCGCCGCCTCTATCACTGCGTCGGGCGTGGCTTTTGCCGCCTCTGCGGTGCAGGCCGCCCGCTACCAGGCTGCTCTGGCCAGCATGGCTGGCGTCAGCACGACCGCTGCTGCGGGGTTGGTCACCGTGGGCGCGGCTGCGCGCGGCGCATCTGCCGCCATGTCGCTGCTCGGCGGCCCGGTGGGTGCTGTGCTGACCGCTGTTGGCGTGGCCGCGACTGCCTTCTACACCTTCGGCGACAGCGCCAGTGCCCTTGCCAAGAGCATCGGCGGCCTGGACCAGCCCCTGGAGGATCTCAAGCGCAAGATCGACGCGCTGCCGCCTGAGAAGCGCATCTCCATCATCATGGAGATCAAGGAAGACGCCGTGCGGCAGGCCAAGACGGCCGAGGCGTCTTTCGTGGAGCTGGGCAACTCCGTCATGGGTGCCTTCACTGGCATGGGTGCAGCAACCGGTGCATCGATGAAGGAGATCCAGGAGTTCAACGACCGGCTGCGTGAAGCGCAGCGGACGGGCGCCGACATGACGCCCATCCTGATGGAGGCGGCCAAGGCCGCGAGCGTCCCTCAATCCACTCTCAAGACATGGCTGGACTTGGCGGCCAATATCCGGGCGGCAATGAGCGCGGCCAGGGACAGCAGCAATGCAGCCTCGGCAGCAGAGTCTGGAATAGGTAGCCCCGGGCAATCCATGTCTCCCGGCGCTTCGGAGGCAGCGTGGGCGAAGCGGCAAGAGGCCGCCCGGCAAAAGCTGCTGGAGATCAGTGCGCGCCAAAACGGGATCACAAAGCAATTCCGCGACGACCTTGCCTCCTACGAGGAAGGCCTGATCAGCGGGGTGCTGTCGGCGGAAGCATACGCGGCAGCTGTCACCAAGGCCAACCAGAAGCGCTACGAGGGGACAGAGGCCGGCAAGGAAGCCGCGAAGCAGGCCCGTGCGGGCGCCGCTGCGACCAAGACCGAGGCTTCTGCCTACGCGACCCTTCTGGCCTCCTACCAGGCCAAGATCGACCTCAATCGTGAGGAGGTTGAGTTCACGGGCCGGCTGAACGACGCCCAGAAGGCGGAGATCAAGCTGGATGCGGACATCGCCGCCGGCAAGGTCAAGCTCTCCCGCGCGCATGAGGCCGAACTCCGCGCGCGCATCGCCATCTGGAAGGAACAGGAAAAGGCCAAGGACCAAGCCAAGCGCGAGGTCAGCTACTACCAGGAGCAATCTGCTGCCGCCCAGCAACTGGCCGATGACTACGTGAAGCAGTCGAAGGCGAAGGAAGCTGTGCGCGTTGCGAGCGACCGGGCCGATGCTGAGTTGAAAGACCAGATCGACCGCATGAATGTCGAGCTGTCCACGATCGGGCAGACCACTGCCGCGCGCGAACTGGCGGTTGCTCAACTGGACGCGGAGATCGAGCGCCGCAAGGCCCTGAAAGCGCTGGACGACAACCTCGATCTGGACGAGCCGACAAGGCAAGAGCAGCGTATCAAGGTCGAGGAGCGGTATGCCAAGCGCCTGGCACTGGCCCAGCAAAAGGTCTTCGTCTCCGAGTGGGACAAGACCAGCCAGATGGTCAGTGACACGCTCACCGACTACATCATGCGCGGTGGCGAGAACGCGGCCGTGTACCTGAAGCGGCTGTTCGCCAATCTGGTGCTGGAGCCAATCGTGCAGTACGGCGTCAATTCGCTGCTCGGCGGCGGCAGCTCGGGTGGCGCGGGCGGATCAAGCATGGGCGGAGGAATTCCCGGGCTTGGCCTATTGGGGAACAGTGGGCTTTTTGCTGGCACGAACTTCGGCGCCGGCTTGATGGGCGGTATGCCGGCGTTTCAGGGCGGCATCGAGATGATGTTTGGCGGCGAGCTGTTCGCCGGGGGCATGCAGGTCCTGGGCGCGGCGCTCCCGTGGATCGGCGCTGTTGTTGCCGGGTTCTCGATCTTGAAGAAGCTGTTTGGCGGCGGGCGCGGCCCGAACCACTCTGGCGGCGTCGCATCCACGGCGACCACCGACCGCGACCTTGCCGTGAAGCAAGTGCTGGGCACTGACGCCTGGGGCAACACCCTCGGCGACTTCACCACGCGTAAGAACGAGGCGCTCGACAAGCAGCTGCAAAAGACCGTCAACGGCATGCTTGAGATGTACAAGGCGCTGGCCAAGATCGGCGGGGGTGGCGCGCGAGAGATCGACATCGCGGCCGGTTTTTCGACGAACCCCAAGTATGCGGATGAAGGCGTGTATGGCTACTTCCAGATCCTGGACAAAGTCACGGGCGAAGTGCTGAAGAAGTACAAAAACCGGGACATGGACAGGGACCCGGAGAAGGCTTGGGCGCAGTTTGTGGCCGACATGGGCGGGGAGCTTGTCAACGAGATCAAGAAGGGCGACATCCCTGGCTGGATGCGTGAAGAGCTGGACGCGCTGGGCGAGGACGTGACGGTCGAGGGACTCAACGCTGCGATCCAGAAGATCGCGGTGATCGATGCTGCCTTCAAGGGCTGGGCTGACACGATGACCAGCTTTGCCGGGCTCACGGCCAAGGCCCAGACCGAGCTGCTCAAGTTCTCGGGCGGCATCGAAGCGCTGGCCAGCAACGTCAACGCGTTCTATGCCTCGTTTTATTCCGAAGCCGAACGCGCGGAGATCCTGCAACGCCAAGTGCGCGACCAGCTCAAAAAGCTGGGCGTCGTGGACATTGATCCCGCGGGCGGTGAAGAGGCCAAGAAGAAGTTCCGCAAGCTGATCGAGGACGCGCTCGCCTCTGGCAACACCGAGCTGGCAGCCAAGCTGCTGGCCCTGGCGCAGCTGTTCGGGGTGGCGGCGGACTACGCTCAGAAGTCGGCAGAGACGGCCGCCGAGGCAGCCAAGACCGCAGCGGACGAGGCGGTAAAGGCCCTTGAGGAGTCGCGCAAGAAGGCAAAGGAGGCTGCATACGCGAACTTCGAGGCAGCGATCCAAAGGGAACAGGCCTACTGGCAGGACGTG